ATGCTCTCAGCCACCCTCCTCTGCCTTGTCGTTGGCATTTCAGACGGCGACACCCTGACAGCTCGATGCGGCGAGCCAGGACAATACGAGCAAGTCAAGGTGAGGCTGCAGGGCATCGATGCCCCTGAGCGCAAGCAGCCATTCGGGGAGCGTGCCCGGCAGGCACTGGCCGAGCTGACATTTCAGAAAGAGGCTGAGCTGCGCTGCACCAAGACAGACCGGTACAAGCGACAGGTGTGCTCTGTCTGGGTTGCACCCGCATCAGCGCCTACCGGGCCGCGCACACTCGATGCAGGCTTGGCCATGGTCACGCAAGGCATGGCCTGGTGGTATCGCGCATATGCCCGCGAACAATCGCCGCTGGAGCGCGGGCAATATGAGTTTGCGGAGCAAGAGGCCAAGGCTCGAAAAGTTGGACTTTGGCAAGATGCCGAGCCAATCGCGCCATGGGATTGGCGTAAGGCCTCACGCGAGCTTCGACAAAGCCCAAGTCCGTAAACGACCCATTGCTGTCTTTCGATCCATATGAAGCTACGCCCTTTACGTGGCGAAAGGCAACATAGGCGTTTTGCGACGTACTCCATGAAGCCGGCTACTTGCTGACGTTCCACGATGACTCTCCAAAGCTGGCTATTAATAAGGTGATATGTCCAAACGTCAGAGACGACAAGTAGGAGGAACGAAGTACTACAATTAGTTATGAAAGTAGTAAAGTATCGGGCGTGTCCTGAAAATGTGTTTGGAATGGGGTCCTCAAAATGGAGTGCCCTAGCCTAATTTCGTAGAGCAAGAGATGAAAATTCAGTGTATCGAAAAAGATATACGTCAAGTCTTAGAGACTGGAACGTATCTAATTCCACGTTTTCAGCGTCCATTTTCTTGGGATGAGGACAACGTTGAAGAATTTTGGGTTGATAGCACATCGGACCTAAAAAAGGACTACTTCATCGGGTCGTTTGTCTCCTACAACATCTCAAGCTCCTCCTTTGGTCTTGTGGATGGCCAGCAGCGCATTACCACTATCACGATTGCTCTGTGTGCTATTCGGGATAAGTTCAGCGATTTGGGTTTTGCTGCACCTGCCAAAGGGGTGCACCGTTTGATTGAAACGCGGGACCTAAACGATCAAGCACAGTTCGTTCTTAAAACCGAGACCTCATATCCCTACCTACAAGCGAAGATCCAGAGCCTTGAAAAGGAGGAGACAGAGATTGACGTGGGTGAAGAAGAGGAAGCGATCAGTGCTGCCTACAAACTCATCCATTCCCTCATCGATCAGGGCGTAAAGGAGGCCGCCTCTAAGGTTGATCCTTCAAAAGCAAAGACTGCTAGCAAAAAGTGGTTGGAACGTGTACGGGATAAGATCCTAGGTCTCAAGGTGATTTCGATCACCCTGGACAACCAAGACGACGCGTATCTGATTTTTGAGACGCTCAACACTCGGGGCAAGGACCTCACTGCCGCAGATCTTGCGAAGAATCATCTGCTGCGGCTGCTTCCTTCAAAGGGTAAGGCCATTGACAGGCCCAAAGACCATTGGACGGAAATTCAGAGCACTTTGGAGCAGGCCAGCAGGCCGATTCAAATGGCCACATTCCTTCATCACCACTGGCTTTCAAAGCACTCCTTCACGACAGAGAGGGAGCTTTTTAAAGCCATCAAGAGTGAAGTGTCTGCCACCAACGTGCGCGCATTCTTAGATGAGCTCAGGACCGATAGTGATCTTTACCGTGGAATTATTGAACCCGAAAGGCTCTCCTTTTGGAACAAGGGAAACCGGGATATTGAAGACTCGCTTCGGTGCATCTCGGATGTTCTGAATATCCAGATCGCAAATCCATTCCTCTTGACGGTGCTACGTCTGTTCAGTTCCAAGAAACTTAAAGATGGCCAGGTGCGAGAGATTTTCTGGCTCGTGGAGCGCTATCACTACCTGTATACGACGATCAGCAATCTGCCGTCATCTGGCGGTGTGAGCAAAATGTACGCTTCTCATGCACGAGCTCTGGCATCTGCTACTGACGCAAATGCTCGCGGTCTATGCATCAACGAGTTCAAAAAGAAAATTAAAGGCAAGGTGCCTGCTCGGGATACGTTCATCACACGGTTTAAGGCACTCAATTACTTGACGCCAAGGCACAAGGAGATCATCGGCTACACCTTGTGGAAGATCTACAAGCACCGAAACCCAGCAGTCGATGTTGACCGCGGGGGGCAGTCGCTCGAACACCTTCTTTCACAGAACACCGGTGCCCCGTCATTGCACAGCATCGGTAATCTTTTGGGTGTGCCCGTGAAGTACAACGCAGAGGTTCTTGCGGCCAATAGCTTCGCGGCCAAGAAAGCTTCGCTCAAAAGTCATGGCTACATCTTGGAGCCTCAGATCGAGGCTGCAACGACTTGGGGAACAGCAGAGATAGAGCGTCGAACTGGCGACTTGGCAGCGCTCGCTTATGACGAGGTTTGGGCCATCAAGTAGCCCTTGTTAGAGCGACCTCTAATCGGAACCAAGTGAATGCAAGTGCGCTCATGTGACAGTGCAAGTGCGTGTGGCTTGGTTGTGAATTGCCCTGATTTTCGTGCGCTTACTCCCGCAGATCGCATAGGAGGTCGGCTGTCGCACTCGGATATTCGTGCAATATTGGCTGCCAACAGAGCCCTTACTCAGTTTGTGTGTGTTTTCACTACTAAGGCAACCGACAGCTTTCAAGTGGTTCGGTTCGCCTCTGGCCTTCGAAACCTTGAGTGTCCGTCACCTGAAGCCGTCACCTGTGAGTAAACCTCTAAGGGCTGCTTCTGGCCGATAGCAGGCGCCTGGAACTAGGCCGGTGCGGCATCGAACACGCCAACCGGTGCCAGACACAACAGTTCAGACGCTTCCTTCTGAGTCCCCGCTAGCCACTGATCCACATCCTGCATCTCGATCGGTATCACACTGCGTTTGTCCTGCTGGTCGGCCGGCAGCCTGGGGTCTGGCTTGTGCATGCGGCTCATCAGGGGATGTGAGTCGGCATTGATGGTCAGCATGGTGTAGCTGTCCACCAGCTCTCCGGACGCTGGATCCTTCCAGCGATTCCACAGCCCGGCCAGCGCCCAAGGCGCGCCATCGGCCCGGCGAAACCTCCACCACACGTTTTTCCCTGTCTCCCAGTTCGGCTCGTCAAAGCTCCAGGCAGGAATGATGCAGCGCTGGCCGCGCGCCCAGGGCGTCTTGTAGCTGGCTTTGCTGGCCAGCTCTTCGGATCGCGCATTGTTGGTGCTGTACTTCAGCACCCGCTCTTTTGCGAACCAGGGGATCAGCCCCCACTGGCCCGTCACCCCCTCGATGCTGTAACCCGGGTCATCGACCGCGCGGCGCAGGAACGGCCCTGACGCTCGGGGGAATATGTCCAGGCGCTCATCCTTCCACCAGCCCGGAGATTCCCGGCCAATGCGAAAGTGACGCTCTATCTCTATCTCTGAGGGGGTGTTAAAGCGGTTGCACATCAGTCGCCATCGTTGATGTCACCGCCTCCAGCATACTGAAGCTCCTCGTCAAGCTCGCGCCAATACTCGGCCATGACCTGCCGCGCCTCATCCAGAGACTCCAGCTTCATGCAGCGCTTGACGTAATCGCTTGGGGATTCATCAATCAACAGGGCATACCTTGCATGCCAGGCACACATCTTGATGACCGCACCCGCAAAGCGGCGCTGTTCTTCAGAAACCCAAGCCCCTTGCTCAATGAGTCCAGCATCCGCTGCAAGCCCATTCAGCAACGCGATCTTGGATCTTGAGATGGTGTAGCTGTCTTCCTTCCTGATTTCCTCTATAGGCTCAGGGAGCATCACACGCTCCATGTACTCGTTCGGTGGTGCAGCATGCTCTATGGATTGGTAAGCGTTTCGGGCGCAGCGCTCGATGATCGACCCGGCAAACGTGCGCATCTCCTCGGTGACCCACTCGCCTTGGCCGATGAGGCCAACCTGGGTAGCCAGAACATTCAGCACTGCCACAGTGGACTTGGGCTGCGGTATCAGAGAGCTGTATAGCTCCCGCTCCACATCACCAAACTCCCCAACATCGTCTTCATCATCGAAGTCATCTTCAGAATCGGTCATGGGGGACCTCCTTTAGCCGAGCTTCAATTTGACTCCGATCAACCCTGCTTGTAAATTTACTGTATAAATAAACAGTATTCGCAGGAGGCCTTATGCACATCGAGCATCATTACAACTGGCGCTATCAAGACCATCTCGGCAAGTGGCGCACGACTAGCTACCTCTGCTCCGAGGAAAGGATCAAGAAGGAACACCCAGACGCGACCCCGGTTGAAGGAACGCTAAGAGTCATCGAAGTGGCCGACACGTTGGACGAATACTGGAAGCGCACGCACCAAAACACAATGCTGGGTGTAGTGCGCAAGCCTGAATGATGATGACCTGTGACGACTGGCACCCGACCCTACTACACACACCGAGCCGATACGGATATCCCACTGCGCGCATCCTGCCTGGCCGCGCCAGCGACTACATCACAGAAGCAGTTCACCCCGGATGGGTGCTTGTGGTCACCATCGAGGGTGGTCTTGTGTTCTTTGGGCCTGGCCCGGCAAGCGTGACGCGCTCCCCTGCCCCTTTCTGAGCCTCCGGCATTCAAATCCTGCGGCTCGATGAATCGGCAACAATCACGCCATGACCGATGAATCCCCCATCCACACCGTCCACAAGCGCGTTTGCCACACGTTCCTCCGGCACTGGAAGGCCCACAACAACGCCTATCCCAAGCTGATCAAGATGACGCCGGAAGAACTGCGGCAGTTCAACATCGTCAACGCCTTTGCCAAGCCCGATGAAATGTGGGGCGTCCCAATTGAAATCGACCACAACACCACGGGCGTGATGATTGCGGTCGATGGGACGGAAATGCCTTTGATTGAAGGCTACTGACAGACTGGATGGACTCGGCTGCACCTCTGATACATTCCTTCACAAAGGAGAGAAAGAGGAATGGAACAGCCACCCGACACAGACGATATGCCCATGTTTGCCCGAGGCATCGCAGGCCCTCTGGGCAAGCTGACCTGCGACGCCAAGACTAAGATCGATGAAGCCACCCATGAACTGTGGCTTCAGCACTGCGCTCAGCGCGGCCAAGATACGGCCAGCGTATTGCGGGATTGCATCTACGCCCTCGTTCACGGGAAAACCTACCGCCAAATGGTGATGGAAAAAGCGCAGCTCGAATCCACACAGATCCTCGCCGCAACCCAGCTACTGAAGAGCAAGGACTAGCCCTCTGCTACATTCCTTCACATAGGAGGAATGATAGAGATGAGAGCTTTTCAAATCGTGATGAGCATTGCCGCCATGACGCTTGTCGGATGCGCGACCCAAGAGATTGCGACTGTTCGCCAAGCCGACTTAGATAGCTGGAAGGGAATGCCAGTGGAAGCACTGGACACGCATTCACTTTTTTCGACGATGCAGATGACAACTCGTACAACCTCATCAGGAGTCGAAATCAGGAACTATATAAATGCTCTCAAGGGTACGTACTGCGGTGGCACTGCCTTTAGTGCCAACTGCGTGGACAACAACGTTACATGCAACAATCTTTTCTATATCCGGAACGGCCGCGTGTTTGAATATGCTCCAACTGGTCAATGCATGACGAATGACTCTGTAAGGCCGGAAAAGCGATACCTCAGCTTAATTCAAGCTTCCTGATTCATGAGCAAGCGCTGCAACAAACTGCTTGCCTCCCCGATACTGCCCAGATTTACCGGTGCCATGGCCGCCTCCCAACTCTAGAGGCGATGCTGTCAACTTGCTTTGACAGTTCTTGAACGGCCCCCATTAAGAGCCCGTTTGCGCTGATGAGGTCAATTTTTTTTCCTTCTGGCGCAACAGCATTTCCGGCATTCCGCTGAAGATCTTGCGCCATTGGCCCCACGTGAACCGCCCCACCATCCGCAGCCGCAGAGTTCTCTTTGTAGCGCCACAGCGCAACTGGCGTATCCTTTACAGCACTCAGCGCGCCTTTTGTGGAAGCAGCCTGTATATCGCGCTTCTGTTCTCGATCTGAGGTAATTTGGGTTGGTGTGTTGTTGCCCACCGGCCTCCCCAAATACGCTGCCCCCATCATGCCGGCTGCGCTCCCCAGCGCGCCCCAAAGTCCGTTATTGGCAGAGCCTGACGCAATCTGCGTCTGACTGATCTGGTTGTACGTATTCGCGGCCCCGGCCAGCCCGGCCTGGGCGCCTGCGTAGCCTGAATTCAGAATCCCCTGCCCACTGGCAGCAGACCCCAGTGCGGCATTGGCACTGCCCACCGCACCCGCGCCCAGCTGCGAGGCGATAGAGGCATTGGTGCCCTGTGCACTGGCAATATTGCGCCCCAGGTTGGCCGCGTCCATGCGCCGGGCATAGCCCTGCTGCTCCACAGTCTTCATGGCTGCATTTGCCGCGCCGGCCTTGGCTTTGGCTGCGCCAATGTCCAAGGACCCAGCCATGGCCATCACCTTGCCGCTGGCGGGGTTCACCCCCGAACGCTCCATGGCGCGCATCGTGGCGTCGCGCTGGGCAGCGATACTGGTTTCCACATCGGCGCTTGCGGCTGCAGCCTCAGCGGCGCGGCGCTCCGGGGTGTCATAGGCCTGGGCATCGGCCACCAGCTTCTGCTCCAGCGGGCGGAAGGTGCTGGTGTAGTCCTCATAGCCCGCCTGGGCCACCTTGTTCTGCAGGTTCTGGGCTTCCAGCTGCGAGCGCGACACCTGGTCGGCAATCGCCGTGGCCGTTGCGCGTTCATCGGCCGTCTCGCCGTAGATCTGCTTGGCCCAGTCCAGTTGCTCCCTGGACAGCTGCGCCTGCATCAGGGCGGCCGCGTTGGCCCCGGAGTTATCAACCTTGGTGCTTTTCCCCATCGCTCAGTCCTTTCCGGCGCGCTGCGCCCGCTCCTGGCCACAGCCAATCCGTTTCGAGAAACCCGTGTGGGTTATCTGTCCACCCACAAACCGCGCCAGGCGGCCGGCATTGTTGGCCTCGCGCGAATGGCAGCTCATCTGCACGCGGCCCAGCTGCGCCAGCACCCGCTCGGCATAGCGCCACAGGTGCACCACCACCATGCCGCCGCGCGCGCCCTGCTCCATAAACAGCATGTCGTCACAGGCCACTGGCTCCCCAGTATTCAGGTCCTGATACAGGTTCAGCCACACGCTGCCCAGCAGCAGCCCGTCACGGCGCACGGTCAGAATCAGCAGCTGGCCGGTGCGCTCAATCTGGCGCAGCTCATCCCACTGCACGTGGGCCGTCACGCCAGGCGGCAAGGTTTCCTCGAGGAAGCGCAGGCGCTGGGCGGCCAGCTCGCCGGCTGCGGGGTCCGGCCCCAACTGCTCGGCCTGGAACACCAGATCGCCGCGCCGCTCCACGGCCACCGCGCCCACGGCTAGGTCCGGCAGACACTCGGCCACCACCTCGCGCGCCACCTCGATGGTCAAGGGCTGTCCGATACGTTTGGCCAGGGCCACAGCAAGCAATCCACGCATGGGTTCTCCAGCGCCAGCAAATCCGGCAGGGCACATGAAACGACGGCCCGGCCCCAAATTCAAGGGGGTATCAGGAGACGGGCTTCGCCTCCACGTCCGTCACGCCGGCGGCATCAGTTGGCTCTGCAGACACAGCCGCGGCCGCTGCTGCCTTTTCGCGCTCGGAGGCCTGGCCAGCTGCATAAGCTTCCTGGGCGATGCTGTTCATCAGCTGCTGAATCGTGCCCACGATGCCTGCCGACAGCTCGGCAGTCAGCTTGTTGCCGACGTTGCTCTGCAGGACTTCATTCAGGCGGGGGTTGATGGCGTCTACGGTCATGGTGGCTCCTCTATTTGGTAATGGGTTGCTCAGGCTTCGACGGGCTCGTCTTGCTCTGGTGTTGGTTCAGGCGCGGGCGCGGGTCCGGACCAGCTGATGGATGCCACGGCCTGGGCATCCTCTGCAGCCTGAATCTCTGCATAGAGTGCGCGGCTTCGCTGGTGAATGCTGTCCACATGGGCCAGCAGGGCAAAGCCCACGTTGATCACCGCGTCGGCATCGAGCTCCACTGTGGTGTTGTCCGCCAGGGTCCAGTTGATCGCATAGGGCTGGCCAGCATCACGCGCGATCTTGGCTGCCATCGATGCGCCCACGATGCGCGCGCGGCTCTCTGCATCGCTATCGAAGCGGCCCACACCGGCCAGGTCGAATCCGCCGCATTCCAGCTGGTCGCGGATGGCCTTGATTTCTGCCCACTTCACGGCCTTGGCAGTACCGATGTCATCGGCCGCCACATCCGCCACAAAGGTACCGCCTTCCAGAAGACCACCCACCTGTGCCACCAGGCCGCGCTCGAGCGAGCCCCAGGGGTCCTGCACATCCAGCGCGGCAAGCGGCAGCACCGGGTACTCCTGCCAGCGCAGGTTTTGATTGTTCGCCGCGTCCTCGGCTGTCAGGTACATATGCACCTGCAGCTGCAGTCCCTGGTCCTGGATTTCAGCCTTGACCACCCGGTGGGCGCCGGCCATGCCGTTGTTGGTGTTGATAGCTTTCAGAACCGTCATATCGGCCTCCTTTAAAAAATCATTCGTACAAATTTGAAAAGCACATCAGCTGAATTTCCCGCTCGCGCTCATAATCCGACGGTGTCTACAACAAGGTATTGGCTGTTGTTGTATTGACCGTTCATTGACGGGAAGTTTGGATTTGCACTTTCACTTTTATAATATGCCCACAAGGAAGTTCTTCCGATTTCGACTTGTGCCCCATTAAATTTCGTATACGCGTATTGAGAGCCAATGCCTCTATATACATTAGGTTGAGCACCAAACCAAGCATCTACCGTGTCCTTGGCTTGATATACAGGAATTAACGCGACATTTGAAGAAGGCAGTGCAAAAGTACCCTCCCCATTGATGACATCAATAATCTTCAAAGGCCCGTAGTTTGAGTCGAAGGCAATAATCCCCTGAGCGTTTCTAATCCTAAGTCCAGCTCCGGAAATTGGCGCGTTCGGTTGGCGATGGAAGATATACACCTCAACTGGCCCCAGGCCGGAAAGGTTTGGTCGCTGAACAAGTTGCAACTTGGTTCCGCTGGCCCTCAAATGGCAGGTAGGTGTAGTGGAGCGGATAGCTGTGATGGCCCCGGCCGGAACCGACAACTCTGACAAGCCAATGTTTTGATCAGACGTCTGGGCAGGGGTGACAGTCTGCTTCGAGTGCAGGACAAAATTGGGGAACGTGTCATTTATCTGAAATGTCCCGTAGTCATTTTTAACCCTAAGACCTGCAGCCATCAGCGCACCCCCACAAGCACTTCTATCTGAGCAAATCCAGCGTTCCTATACCATTCGCTAAATACAGACCTACTCCAAAAAGCAGTTTCCCCTGAGAAACTGAAGACAGGCATGCATTCGACGCCAACGCTGTAAATGTCCATGTCCATGTCCAAGTAGCCTGCATTGAACACGGGCACAATGAAAGGTATCCCCTCCGTTAATCCGGGTACATTGGCCGACCCAGATAATGAAGTTCCCGCCGGAATAATGATGGTTCCTAATAGGCGCCCAAGTCGAACCGACGTATCGAAAACTACGGTCCCGGCTGCATTACGAATTCGCAGACCTTGTGGCATTAGAGAATCCCCAGTTCAACACGCAAAACATTGTTCTCATCCCACACCCGAATCACGCCAGACGAACCAGGCTGGGGTCGAATGTCAATCTCACCAAATCGGCCCGCGAGAGCGGCAATGCTCGGCGTAGTGATGCCGTCAGGCAAGATGTTGGTATTGGAGCTAGGCGTCCAAGGTGACAGTTCGGTCTGGTTGGGGTTGGCCAGTCCGATGAACGGTCGGGTCAAGAACATGTAGCAGGACTTATCCGTCTGATTCGCAAGTAGTGGCCCTTGCTGCATCAAGATCACCATCGACACTGCACCAGCCGGAACCGTGACAAATCCACCAGCACGAACGTAATTGCTTAGGACCTGCCCGCCGCCTGGAGAATTGACGATGTCATTACCGAGCTTGGTCAAGCCAAACGCTCCACCGCTAGCATTGCGGAACTCCGCATGAACACGACCATTGCAGCGGTGCCATGCACCGTAAATACTGAGTTCATAGCGCTCACCAGGAACCACCGATACAGGGCTGCTGTAGACACTCTTGAAGTAGGTGTCGATAGAGCCCCCGGCGCCGTACTGCGTAACATCCTGCATGAAATATGTAGGGCTCCCGGGTACGGAATAGTCGGCGTTCAGGTTGACGCTTCGCAAGCAGCTCTGATACTGCGAGTGAGGTGACCAGAAACCCCAAAACGCAAGACCTGGCGTAAACGCCGAGTCAGGGCATAGGTTGCCGCCGGTACCAACAGTCAGCTTCTCCGCAGTCACAGATCCTGCCGCGAGCTTGTCGACAGTGATAGCTCCAGCCGCGATCTGGGCGGCGGTCACAGCATTGGCGGCAATAGTGCCCGCCGTAACTGCGTTGGCCGCGATCTTGCCTGCAATGACAGAGTTTGCGGCCAGATGCGTAGAGGTGATCGTGCCGGCCGCGATCCGCGCCGCATCCAGAGTACCGGCGGTAATCTTGTCCGCGGACAAGTTCCCGATCATCGCGTTGACGATAGCGCCGTCCTGAATTGCAGCAGTGCCTACTGCGATAGCACCGACTGCGATCTTGCCTGCAGTGATAGCCCCATCGACAATCAGCTTGGCCGCGTTGCGTCGACGGATGTACGGAAGAGCGATCTGTACCCATGGCGCAGTGCCGGAAGCGTGCGCGAATCGGAAGTACAGGCGCTTAGGTGTCGTACCCGTGTACTTCACAGCGACTTGAGACTTGCCCCAAGCATTAATGTCTACAGTAGAGTTACATGTAGTCCCGTAGATCGCAATGTTGCTGACGGCCTCCAGAGCTACGTCAGTTGTAGAAAGTTCGCCCGAAGGTGCGATAGTGATGAAGCTGATCTGACTTGCTTGAATGTCAGTCTGCTGTACCCACCACTCGACCAAAAACTCGTCCCCAGGCTGAGCAAGTGTGCCGCCAGTACTAGCGACATCAGCTAGGCTGAAGTTTACCGTTCCTGGGCAGATAGACAGCTCTCCAGAAGAGCCTGTAGTACGAGAAAAGATGATAGTCCGGGTCGCTGGAATTCCTGCACCTGAAGGTTCGGCGACCCGAATTACGTCTGCGCCGAATGTCGTAAGGCGCGACCAGCCAGAGGGTGCTACGTTGTTAGCAATCGCGTCATTTGCGAAAGCGTTGTTCTCGATAAGGTTATCCGACAGAGCAACCGCCAGCTTCTCTACCGTGATGGCCTTAGCTGCGATCTGTCCAGCGTTCACAGCTCCAGCAGCGATCTTCGCTGTTGTGATCGCGTTGGCCGCGATCTCGTTGGCCGTTACAGCGTTTGCTGCAACCTTACCGGCCACCACGGAGTTGGCGGCAAGTTGAGTGGCTGTGACTGACCCGGCTGCGAGTTCGTTTGCCGTGATAGCGCCGGCTGCGATCTTGGCTGCAGTAACGGCTCCAGTAGCGAGTTCCGTAGCGGTGATCGTTCCAGCTACGATCTGACCTGCCGTAATGGAGTTAGCGGCGATCTGGCGTGCCGTGATAGCCCCATCGACAATCAGTTTGGCCGCGTTTCGACGACGGATATATGGGATGGCGATCTGCATCCAGGCTGCAGGGCCCGTCTCCAGAATAGCGTGAGAGAAACGGAAGTAGATTCGCTTTGGAGTCGCCCCGATGTACTTCGCCACAACTTGAGACTTGCCCCAGTTGTAAACACCTATCGTGGAGTTGCAAGTCGTTCCGTAAACATCAACATTGCTGATGGGTGTCAGGGCCACGTCCGAGACAGAAATACCTCCATCAGGTGTAGCAGTGATAAAGCTGATCTGGCAGGCTTGAACAGTTGACTGCTGTACCCACCACTCCATGAGGAACTCATCCCCAGGCTCTACAAGTACGCCTCCAGTACCTGCAGCGGCTGTCTCGCTGAAGTTCACGGAAGTCGCGTTGATCGAGAGTTCGCCAGTGGAACCCGCATCTCGGGCGAAGATAATCGAACGAGGGGCCGGAATGCTAGCGCCAGTAGGCTCCGCTACTCGAATTACGTCATTCCCGGTGTTGAAGATACGAGACCAGCCAGAGGGCGGTACGTTGTTAGCAATTACGTCATTCGCAAAGGTATTGTTGGCAATCAGGTTGTCCGACAGCGCAACCGACAGTTTCTCTACGGTAATGGCCTTGGCTGCGACCTGCTCGGCGCTGACTGCACCCGCAGCGATCTTGGCCGACGTGATTGCGTTGGCAGCAACGGTGTCTGAAGTTACGGCGTTGGCTGCGATCTTGCCTGCCACCACAGAGTTTGCGGCCAGCTTCGGGGTAGTGATAGAACCGTCGGCAATCTGTGTCGCCGCGATCTGGCCCGCCAAGTCTACAACCGACACATCTGTGGTGTACTTTGTGCCGTCCCATCGGTAAAGCTTGCCCTGCCATGTGAGCGCTTCAGTCGACTTCACAGTCGGCAGTGTGGGGGACGTTGACACTGTCACAGGCTGAATACCTGCCGCGAACTTCGCAATGTCAACCGCTCCTGCTGCAATCTTCTCTGCGGTTACGGCATCAGAAGCAAGTTTTCCGGCGCTCACTGCTCCTGCTGCGATCTTGCTCACCGTCACCGCATTGTCGGCTAGGTTGGCCGCGTCAATCTGCCCCGACAGGTCCACCACAGCAACCTCGGCCGTGTACTTGCCACCATCCCACCGATAGAGCTTGCCCTGCCAGACAATGGTGCTGGTGCTCTTGACCGTGGGCAGTGTGTCCGACGTGCTCACCGATACGGGCTCGATGCCCGCCGCGAACTTGGTCGCGTCCACGGCCTGGGCCGCAAGCTTGGTGGTGCTCACCGAGCCATTGGCCAGGTTGCCAGCCTCCACAATCAGCGGCCCCAGATCGTTGTTGCCAATCCTGCCCGTCTGCACATCCAGGCCGTTAGTGCCGCCGGCGGGCGATACCGACTGCACGCCATCCTGGGACTGCCATTTGATCCACAGCCGGTAGCGCGTCCCCAGCGCCGCGGGATAAGCGCCGATGGTGCCCTGGAACTGGAACAGCACCACGGCCTGGTCGAACGTCGGCGCCGTGCTGCCCGTCTGCAGCACGCCATACACCACCGTCCGGTCGTGCCCGTGCCCCTGGGTGTATCCGGGGGCATCGTGCTCCACAAACACCGTGCTCAGGCCTGCCGACACCGTGAAGCCCGTGGGCATCGGCGGCGGTGTCAGATCCGGCTCGGTGTCGCCTCCCCCCGGCACACCGGGCACTAGGCCACCGCCCGCGCCCGGCTTGGCAATCCCGGAATCAATCAGGTCCCTGGCCGTCAGGGCCCGACCATTGCCGGCGCGCCCCATCAGCACGCGCAGCTCTTCGGTCACGCGCTGGTTCCAGTTCGGCGCGCTCGTGTTGGGTAAATCCTTGCGGGGGGGGGTGGTCATCAGCGCAGCTCCTCCACGGCCTGTGCCAGGGCCACGCCCTGCACCGCCTGCTGGCCCGACAGATCAATCTGCCAGGCCCGCGCAGGAATTGGCGGCAGGCGGAAGGCCTCTGGCCCCGCCGCAGAAAGAGTGAACTGCACACCAGAACTCACCGCCACACAGCGCGGGCCAAAGGTTGCGATATGCGCCGCCACCTCGCGCGCACTCAGCTCCAGGGCATTGAGCTTGAGCGTCACCGGGTAGCCGTCCGCCACCACCTTGCCCCAGCCAAAGCTGGCCGGCGCCGGCATCGCAAACACCTTAGACACAAAGCGCGCGCTCATCAGCGCCGCGCCCGCATCCCATTTGCGCACCTTGGTTCCGTCCAGCACATACAGCGCATCCTGCAGCCGGTCCAGGTACAGCGCGTCATAGCCTTTTTCTAGATGGAAGAGGCCCGCGGGATTGATCGGGTCCACCAGAAAGCCGCGCCGCGCGCCACCGGCATCGGTATAAAAGCCCAGAAACAGCCCTTCATATAAACCCGCCACCATGCCCGCCGGGTTCATGGCCTGCCAGTCATCGCGCGTCAGCAGCCCGTTCGTGATCAGCTTGGCACCGCCCGCGCCGTAGTAGGCCAGTCCATCCGGCGCCGGCCAGGCCACGCCATGACCAAAGCTCACCACCGCCTGCGGTGCCAGGCAGGCCTGCCCAACCTCCAGCGGCTGCTCGTCCAGGCTGTCCGGTGAAGTCCCGGCCACCAGGACCGGGTCGGCCGTGGTCAGCACCAACAGCCGCTGCCCGAAGGTGGCCAGCGCCAACGGCTTCGCGTCCGGCGGCAATGTCTCATAGGCCATGGGCCAGGCATAGGGCTTGTAGGCCTCACAATAGCGCACCGCATTGCCAGTGATGCCCGCCATCATCCCGTTCCACATGGTTGTCAGGTACGACAGATCCTGGGGCGGCTCCAGCCAGTCCACTGTCTCCAGTACCTCGCCCAGCGTGCGCCCGTCGTCCGTCGTGCTCTCCACGCCCGCGGCAATCTCGCGCAGAAAGAAGAATTCCGCCGTCCCTGTCGTGCCGGTCTGCGTGCGGTAGATACGCACCCGGTTGATAGTGAAGGCGCCCGCAGGCGGCGCCTGGATGGCCGTGATATTGACCGTCGCGTCCGTGGGCACCGTCACGGCGGCCGACACCGGCCCGGGCGCGCTCTCCTCGCCCTTGTCCGTCACATAGGTGTAGACGTAGTAGCGCACCTCGGTCTCCGTGCTACTGCCATCGGCAGCCGCCACCGTGGGCGCGGAAATGGGCGCGGGCACCCCCAGCTTACGCCAGGCCGCCGGATAGCTGCCGCCGGCCAGCGCAATCGTGTTGTCCGTCCACTTGGGGAAGCCGTCGCCGGTGTAATACGTCCGCTCCGTCGTGTCATCGGCCACCATGCCGCGCACGGCATGGACAATGCCCGTCCACGAAAACCAGTAGCGCCCATCCTCAGCCACGTCGCGCCCGAAGCGATAGATGGACTGCCTCCCATCAGGAACCGTGGCTACGTCCAATGGATCGCGCCAGGGCCGGAAGTCGCCGCGCCCCGGTTTCTGGTTCCACGAAACCGTGCCCACCGTCTCCGGCAGCAGCTTGGGGTGTGGCGCATTCACGGCGCCAGAGAAACCAGAAACCGTTACCTTCATCACCACCCCTCAGAAATACGGGCGCACGCGCGGCCGCACCGCCGCCCGACCACGCCACACCTCGACATTGATGGTTTCGCAGCGCGTATTGAAGTCGCCGCGTAGCACGGGATCACCGCGCAGGCGCGCCACGGCACCGAGAGCAATCACTTCGCTGTATTGATCGAACACCGCGTCATCGATGCCCAAGGACATATCGCCCGGTTTGAGCGTCACATCCAACACCAAGCCCAGGTCAGCCGCTACAGGGCGGCGCAGCACCACCCTGCGTGCATCCGGTGTCATCAGGTATTGACCGTCGCCCTGGCCCTGACGCCACAGAACCAGGGATCCATGCCCCAACAGATCTGCACCCTCCACCCGCACCAGAGTGGTCTGCTCGGGCAGCGGGATGGCGTATTCAGACTGACCGTCCACCGTGATGATCGGCTCCAGCGTCACGCGCCAGGCGCGCGTGCGATGGCAGAAGTCCTGGGCCGCGCGGCGCAGCTGGTGCACCACGGTCGGCTCAGGCGTGCCGAGCTCCACCGCGGGCAGCACGTCGGGGAAGAAGTCCGCCCAATCGCGCATCATTGGCCCACCGGCACCGTCGCGGCGCTGCTGCCCTGGCGGAAGTTCGGATTACCCACCGACACGGGAGCTGCCGACAGCGTGGCCTTCAGGTCGATGCCCAGCGCTGTCGCAAACGCTGCGTAATGCGCCTGAGCGCGTGCGCCATTGCCGGCATAGTCGGCATCCTTGAGGTACACGCGGTACAGCATGTAATCCAGAAGCGAGTTGGCGTAGATGTCCGCCACCGAGATATCGCCCACCACCGCCGTATAGTCAGACCCCGCCGCCGGCTCCGCAATATCCGTGGGCGTGGCCGAATAATTGACCTCCAGCTTGGCCGCAATCGTCGCCGGCGGATACACCCAAAAGGCCTTGGGCTCGCGCGGGTCGTACATGAAATGCACGATCTCGGCCGCGCCAGGGATGCTATGCCAGTTGGGCATCTGCGCATCCAGAATCTCGCGGCTGCAGATACGCACGGCGCGCTTGCTGGTAGCGGTGGAATTGCGCTGCACATCGATCAGCTTGGCACCATCGGCCGGCAGTGCCTGCTTAGTACCGGCCACGCAATCGATCACCGCGCTCTTGTTGAACGCATCAGGACGGTGCAGCATGATTTCACGCTGACCGTCATTGAGGTAGCGCACCCACTCGCCCACTGGCCAGCGGATCGAGGTGGTGTCCTGGGTGGTCACCACGCCGCGCTGAATCACGTCCTTGGCTGCAATGGGCATGGATTACTCCTTGGAGCCAGCGCGCAGGGCATCCGCCAGCAGGTCGCGCAGCTCGCCCACCTTCACGCTGTTGCCCTTGGGCAAGCTGATTTCGTTGGACTCGGCAAACGTGCGGATCTGAGCCGCCGTCCATTCGCTGATGTCGATGGTTTCGCCCGCTTCGTTGGCGAACACATAGGGCGACTCGCCGGCACGCTCATCCGTACTGGCGTTTTCGCCCTCGCTAGAGGCCTGCTCCATAGGCTTGTCAGCGCCCTCGCCAGCCTTGGCACCATCGCCAGTGCCTGAATTGGCAGAGACGGAGGTGGACTCACCGGCAGAGGCAGCGGCAGCTGCTGCTTGGTTCAGCTCCTGTACCTGGCGCTTCAGCGCTTCAATCTGGCTGGATTGGTCGGCCACCACCTTCTGCAGCTCTTCAGCGTCAACGGGAGCGGTTGCACCAATACTGGCGGTCAGTTGCTGGGCGACAATGCCGGCCAGCTCGACAGGCTCATACAGGCGATAGGCCTCGGTGATGGACAGCAGTCGCGCGGCGGCTTTTTCGTGCAGCACCTCGGCCACCACGTCCTTCTTGTCGTTGGGCTTGAACTGAATGGATTGGCCGTAGAGCTCCACGGTCGTGGGAGCTGTGCGGCGGTATGCGTGGATGGCGGTCATGTGGCACTCCTTGCCTGTTCAATAAAGAAAGGGCCGCGCGCACGGCGCAGCCCCTTTACACACTCATTGCCTGGGGCTGCGCGGCTCAATAACGCATGCGGACCAGTGCCAGCACTTGCTTGCTGGCGGTTGCAGAAGTCGCGGCCGCTGTGGTCACCTTCAGGCCCAGCTTGCGCACGGTGTCGCGGTTGGCGAATGCCAGCGCAGCCGAGTTGGCTGTGGCAGTGGAGCCCGCCGCGCCCACGCCGGGCTTGAGGCCGGTGTCGTAGACGGTGGCCAGGTCAGTGCCGGCCGCATTGATCACGCCCAGGGAAAACGCCAGCGTGGGGGCCGCGTTGCTATCCAGCTGGGGCGCTACCACGTCCACCGCCACCAATTGCACGTTGGGGGGAATGTCCAGCAGCTCCAGCAGATCGTTGGCTGCGAGAGCAACGCTGGGCAGAGTCAGGTCCACGGCCACCGTCAACACACTGGCGTCGAAGGGTTGCGGCACAGCCTTCTTGCCGGTCGCAACATCGGATTGATATTTGGGCATTTGAAGCTCCTATGTCTGATGAGGGAAAGGGCTGGTGAAGCCACGGCCCACGGCGCGGGCCGCGGGCTCATCAGGCATTGGGGTCGGTGTTGGCGGTGTCCAGAGCCATCACGCCAAAGTCGCGTTTGACGTTGCCGTCCTTGGACTTGTAGGTGGCCTTCTTCACGCCCATGATTGCGTGGGTGCCGATGGCAACGCTGTTTTCGTGGTCCTTGGAAACCTCGGTCCAGCGGAAGCGCGTGCCGGTTTCGTTGTCGCCGTAAGCGATCAGCGCGGCCTGTGCACCCAGGAGCAGCGCGCGGGCGGCGTTCACATTGGAGCCTGCGCCGTAGTCGTTGAAGCGGATCACGTTGCGGTGCTTGTGCAGCACCACATCGTTGTACATGCCCAGCGTGCCCTGGAAGATCGGGTTCTTGTTACCCTCAGCCGCCGCGGCTGCCTTTTGGATGTCCAGCCAGCCACCGGTGCCCGCGTCCTGGCGCATGGCGTCGGCCTGGTAGGTGTGCATCAGGCAGATGTAGTGACTGCCGCCCTCGATGGAGACGGGAATCATCGACAGCTCGTCGGTACCGTCGCCGCCCATGGTTTCGGCCTTGGCCACGGCCTTGTCGATCAGGCGCAGCTTGAAGGTGTCGGCAGCGGTCAGCGAGGCCTTGGATGTGGCCGCGCCGCCATACAGGATGTGCTGGCTGTCGGGTTCCGTCAGGGGGTTGACCTGGAAGAAGGGATTGCTGGCAGACCAGACAAAGCCCGAGCCATGGCCGCGCGAGCCCGACAGATAGATGAAATACAGCTCGTCTTGCAGACGCTTCCACCAGTCAGTGCCGGCACGCTTGGCATCGCTGCGCAGGTCGCGCAGGGTGCGCTTTTTGGTCATGCGCGAGCCCAGATCCGCGCCGCCGCGCACCTGGTCAATGCGCAGACGGTCGGTGTAGTACTTGAGCGGCGCTTCCTTGCCTTCCAGGGTCTCATCGCCAATGATGGGTTCCTGGTTGATGGGCATAAGCAGGTCAACGGTCACTTCGTCACCGGCGCCTTGCTGAAGGTCATCGATTCGCTGGATGGGCAGACGCGAATCCTTGCCATTGCCCACGAACTTCCGGGACCAATAGCTTTCCTTGTTGATGGCAACGGCCATCAGAGAGGCCCACTTCTTGACGGCTTGCGGGTCGTTGACGCCGATCAAAGTACGCATAACGCAACTCCTGCCCTTGCGAGCACTGAGCGCGTCTTGCGCTTGAACCGGGTAACTGCCCCCGGCGGCAATCTGCTGCATGAAGATGGCGCCAGCAAAGGCGCCGCAGCTAGGAAAAAAGAATAATCCTGAATTCCAGGAAATCAAGTACCCATGGGGGCGTGGCGCCGCGCATGCAGGGGCTTGTGGCCCCGAGGCTCGTCACCCCGTGCATGCGTGGGCTTGTCCACCACCACGTCGTCCTCCAGATGCAGGCTCAACTCAGCGCGTTGGCCCGTGCGTTGGCGCAGCGTAACCACCACGCGGCCGCCGTCGAAAGACAGGCTCTCGCCCGCCTTGATCTGTCGTATGAGTCTGCGTCCGGACATCAGGCCCCCAGGTAGCGTTCTTGTTGATCGGCTGTCATGCGAGCCAGGGCTTTTTCCAGCGCCGTGCCCTCCAGGCCATCCAGGTGAGCGAACTCGCTGCCCACCGAAGCGTCGGCTGCAGCGGGAACACCAGCAAGCGTGGGCGGTAATGTCGATCGGTCAGCAGCGGCCGGCTTGCGCGTGGCTGGTGCGGCTGGCGCGGCCGCGGGTGCAGCACCTGGCGCGGCAGCTGCAGCCGCAGCAGCGGGAGCTGAAGCCTTGCCAAAGCGGCGCAGCATCAGTGCCTGGGCTTCAGCCAGAGCATCACGGGAAGCGGCCATATTGCCCAGGGTGTCGGTCAAGCCACGATCTGCCGCATCTTGGGCAAATAGGCGGACAGCGCGGTCGAACTGCGCGCCTGCCTCGCCGTCCAGGTCAATGCCGGCAGCCTTCAGTTCCTTCTGCGCCGCGCCCAGGTGCTGGTGATACTCGGTGAACATAGCGTCCTGCTGCATCTGGGTGCGTGCCATGTCCACCGCTGCCGCGCGCGCCAGGTCGTCCAGCTTGTCCTGCACGCGGGACTCGACCTCCTGATAGGCCTCCTGGTCAATCTCGCCATCCAGCAGTTGCTGCAGAGCGGTGGCTTTTTCGGCGCGCAGGGCCGTGCGCTGCTCGTCAGCGTCAGCAGGAGATACGGGCTGCATCGCTGCAGGGGCTGGAGCGTCCGCATCATCGTCAGCCGCGCCTGCTTCGCTTGCGTCAGGGGCCGCGCCGGCAGCCGTGCCATCAGCGGCAGTGGCTGCACCTTCTGCGGGTTTGCCGGCTGCTGCCGCCGCGCTCTCGTCGTCCTCTTCATCAGCAGCGGCAGCAGTAGCCGCGCCGGCTTCACCAGACTCACCTGCAGGGGCCTGCAGATCCTGGTCGTCTTCGGACAGGTCGCGCAGTGCATCGCGCTCTGCTTCGCTCAGTCCGGCAAGGTCTTCTTCGCTAAACATGGACATAGTGGCTCCTTTACTCGGTGGGTACCGGTTGGGTCAGTGGTTGGGGTTGGGGCTGCGCCATGGGTGCGGCGTCAGCGGTCGCAGGGAGATTGATGCCGTCATCAGCCAGGCCGGCCGAGGAAGTGATTTCGTCGGCTGCTGGTGCGAGGCCGGGCTGGGCGGTCACGAGCTGGGCAGCTTCCAGCGCAGCCACCATGGCCTGCACCTTCTTCATCATGTCATCCACGCCCAGTTTCTTGATCTGAGCCTCCGCCAGCTGGATTTCGGCCTGCACCTTGGCAAGCTGGGAGCGCGCTGTCTCGCTGGCCATCTGCTCGGCTTCGGCTTGCTTGGCCTGCGCATCCTGGTCGGCCTTCATCTCTTCGGGTGTGGGCGGCTTGCTGGGGTCGCGCTGTCCGTTGATCTTGCGAATGCGCGCCACCCACTCTTCCTTGCCCTGGATGTCGGCTGACTCCACCACCAAGTCCAGCACGGACAGCACCACCTGGGGCGCATAAGTGGCGATCTGACCCAGCAGCCCGAACATCTGCTCCAAAGCTGCCTGGGCCATGGAGGAGCGGTAGTCCTGCGTATCCACGATGAAATCCGCTTCGCGCGCCGTGATGTCGTTGAGGATCTGGCCGGTTGCAGGGTCCACCTGGTTGATCGTCAGCCATTCAATGGGGCGCTGTCCCTCTCCCACGATGCGGATCACCTTTTCCTCGGTGTAGAACTGCTCGATGTGGCTCAGGCGCAGCTGGCCGGCCTGGCGGATAGCAAGCAGCAGGTTGTCGAAGAACTCGCTGGTGGTCAGCGATCCCTGGTCCTGCTTGGCGAGAATGGCGCGCCCGCTGTTGGCATTGGTGTCGCGCCCCAGGTTCTCATCGGTCACACCGCCGGCATTGCGAATCAGCTGCGCATCCTGGGCAGCCAAGGCCACATTGGCCTCGAAGTCGCCCATGTTGTTGTCGAACTTCAGTTCCTTGTTTGGATTCTTGATGATGATGCCGTCCGGCCGCGCAGCCTCATCGCGCAGGTCGTCCCAGTCGTCGACTGCGCCCTTTTCCGCAATGATGCGGTTCACACTCAGTGCATACAGGGCCTTGGAACGGCGCTTGTTCAGGTCATCCTGAATGTCGCGCATGCCGCGCCAAGCGCCATAGGCCAAACCGTCGCGCGCACGTCGATAGCCCCAGATGGGCACCATCAGAAAGCGGTTGTGCTTGAACGGGCTGGCCATATCCAGGCAGGGCGCGTCCTTGGTGCCGAGCATCAGGCGCATGCGGAACTTCACGGCCTCATACAGGCGGGCGCGACCCTGGGACTGTTCGAAGACGTGGCGCGGATCTGCCGGGTTAAACATCTTGCCAGCGAATGGACCGTCCGCGAACACCGGCACCCGCTCAGGGATTCGGTACCAGCTTTCCAGCAGTTCGACCGAGCGGCGGCTGCTGTTGTCGTAGTAGCCAGCCCGGGACATATAGGCTGCGCGCGCTCCGTAGATGCTGCTGGCCGTACCCCATTCCGTCTCGCTGGCGCTGGTCAGACGCTCACCCAGGTACCAGATCCCGTCCGGATCCACATCGTCGTGACGGCCGGCTTGGGATAGCAGATGGTCGCGGCTATCGGGCAGCAATGCGGCCGCATAGTCCAGATCCACCACACGGCGGCGAAACAGATACCGCGCGTCCACGTTGTAGTCGATGTTACGGCTATGACTGTCGCGGTAGACGTTGCGCCAATCCTCCCAGCCCGAATAGATCAGCTCGGCCTCGGGGTCGCGGTTGGCTCCTTCCTCCAGCCAGCTCAGGCCTGCAGTCACGGCCTGGCGGAAGGCGCGGCTGCGGTGCCACTGGGTCATATTCACGTCGTCCGTGTACTTGATCAGCTTGGTCTTGACCTCGGCCATGGCCTCGTCGTCGCGCTCGCGGGGCAGCACCTTGTAGTCCTTACGCATGCGCTTTTGGGTACCGCAGATCCATTCAATGGTCTGCCTGCCTTCGTTGAAGACCACCGGCGCCTGGCCGCGCTCCATCACCTGCTGGGCATCTTCGGGCTTCCACTGCAGATGATCCTGGTAGTCCTCATCGATCTGCATCTGCTGGCGTTCCTCGCCCTGTCGCTCGCTCTCGTACTTGAGCAGCTCCATCAGCGTGCGATGACGCTGCCTGGTCAATTCGTCATTGCCCGCTGCCGCGCGCTCGGCGGGCTGCTCTTGATCGGCGTTGCTCGAGGAGTCTGCTGCTCGAGCGCTGGTTGGAATGTCGCGTACTTCAAACATCACAGCACCTCGCTATGCAGGTCCTTGCCATAGGCCCGGGCCGTGACTTCGATGCCCATACGGTGGCGCTTGACCTCCAGACTGCTTGGCTGCTCCAGTGGCATATCCACCAGATCCGGCATGCCCTCGCAGATGATGTCCAGCATGCGGCGGATGCTGCTGCGGTCCGTCATCGTGAAGCCCATGGTTTCGGCCGCCAGCGCTGCGGTCTTGATGAACTGCGGCGTGGGGCTGCCCTTGGCATCCACATAGGCGTAGGCATTGCGCTGGGGAATGACATAGGAGCCAGTCTCCATGCGTCGGAAGGCCGGAAACAGCACCATGCAGGGCTCAGGGTCCCCGTCTGCTGTCTCGTCGCCGGCGGCGCGCAGGTCCAGCCACTGAAAGCTGCAAACCACATCGCCAAGAACACGCTGGCGCCAGGCGCGCTCGCCGCCCAGCTCGACCATGGGAGTGCCGCGCGGGCCGAGAATTGAGGTCATGTCACCCTCCAGGACAGTTTGCGCCGCGCTTGACCGGCGGCACGGGGTTTGACGGCGGCCAGACCAAGCCCCGTCACAATGAGATAGCGCGTCGCATCCATGGCGTGGTCGTCCTTCTTGACGATCTGCCCCTTGTCGTCGCGCCGGTAAATGCGGTACTCGTTCAGCCAGTCGTGCATCGACTTGAAGACCTTCAGGCGGCCCGTGCTCATGCGCTCCCAGACCTGATACAGGCCCGACTCCACGCCGTTGTGGGCTGGGGTCAGCTGCAAACCCAGGTTCACGTAGTCGTTCAGCAGTTGCTCGCCGTCGCGCTGGCTGCGGCCGCGCGATGCCGGATCGATGGCACCCGGTATCCAATCGCCGCGCGCCTTGATCGATGCCGCATGCACCGATGGCTCGGCCTGGCCGCGATAGTGATTGCTGTAGAGGTACACAATGTCCGAGTCGCGGTCGTGCGCGCCCCAGACGGCAGCTGTGCGATTCCAGCCCACATCCATGCCATAGGCCCGAGGCCAGAAGTCGGGGATCTGGAAGTCCGGCACCACGATGTCGCTCTCGGGTACCGGGTAAATCGCGCCCGCGCCCAGAGCTGGCACGCCCTTGGTCCGCGCATCGCGCTGGTGAGGCATCAGGCGCGACAGCAGCTTGGCCTTGGCCTCTTCGGTCAGGTGGGGCACATCGTCCCAGCCGCACTGCACCACCGCGCGGCCGATCACCTTGCCCTCGGGGTCGGGCGATGTCAGCTGCTGCACCAAAGCCGTCAGGCCAGACAGCGGCGTGAACGTCAGCATGGAGATACCTTCGCGCGTCATCAGACGCACCTGGCCCTCCTCGTAAACGTCCTCGGGGCATTCCTCATCCGCCCAGAAGATGTCCAGCTCAAAGCCCTGAAAAATCTCGCGCCCCTGCACATAGCTGCGCATCCACAGCTCAGACTCGCCACCGCTCTCGTGGCGGATCATCGCGCGCTCGACAGCTCCCTTCACATGGGTGCGGGACACGATGCCCGTGATCGCATCCCCAGGAATCAGGCCTGTACCGAAGTTCTCCGGCTTGTCGGTGGTGGAGCCCAGCAGCTTGAGCTGCAGAATGTCGCGTGTTGTCTCGTGCGTATCGCCGGAGATCAGCGCGCGCACTGGCTTGGTGAAGCGATGGCCTGCCCACCACCAGGGATAGCGCCCAGTCAGGTGATAGGCCAGCTCGGTACCGGCGGCCATGGTCTTACCCACACGGTTGCCGGCCATAAACACCCGCTCGCTGCAGGTCGCGCCCAGCTCAAAGAACTCCACATGACGGGGATACAGCGCACGGCGCAATGCTCCCGTGTCCGGGAACATGGTTTCGAGCATGCGAGTACGCCGGCGGCGCTCGAGCTCGTCCAGCAGACCGCCCAGCTCGATGCGCTGCTCTGGGGTGAGGTGCAGAACGGAGTCAGCCAGCATCGCCGCCCTCCGTTGGTCCCACAGGCACGATGCTGGCTACAGAGACACCCAGCTTCGCCAGGCGCTGCAGCAGCACGTCATCACTCATCACCTTGTGGTCGACAGTCCCCTCGACCTGCACTTTGTCGCCGTACACGCGCGGTTTGAGCTTGGCGGCAATCCACTTGCGTGCATCCACGCGCAGCTTGTTGCGGGCTACGGCGGTCTTGTCGAACATGACGGCCACGGTGTTGCCGCTCATGTCCGTTACCGGCTGGTATTCGCACTCGTCCGAAATCGCCACGATTTCGTCGGCCAGCTTGTCCGATCGATCCTCGCGCGCACGTGCGTACATCTCGGCGCGTGAGCTGTCGGCGTTGATCCAGTCCAGCATCGTGGTGTAGGCAAACTCGTGCTGGCGGCAGAAATCGGCCATGTGGCCGCCTTCCAGAACGAATGCCAGGAACTGGTCAAGCGCACCAACACCCGACGACCACTTCTGAAATGGCGTCAGGGGCTTGGCTGCTTTCTTGGGGGGAGTGGTCTTTGCGGCCGCAGGCGGCTTCTTGCTGGAAGCCGGGGCCTTGAATGAGGCAGTACGGGCGCGTGTTGAGACTGGCTTCGTGGCCGTCTTGGCGTTTTGATCAGGTGACGCGCGCTTCTTGCTCAAGTCCTGTCGTTTGCATGCCCTCTATTGGGCGCGGGCAATGAAACGACAATTCGTTGAAAACTTCAAGGGGGGTCGATCAGCCCACGCCGACCCCCTCACGAGGGCAGCAGGCATGGGCGGACCGTTTGGCTCAGAAAGCTGAAATGCGCTCACCCAGAATCACAGACAGCTCGTGCATCACATCGAGCTGGCGGCGCATGCGGGCCTGCTCGTCGTTCTCCAGCTCGCGGAACAAGGCATTGCGCAGAATGAACTCGTCCAGCCTCGTGATTCGAATGTCCAGCTCTTGCTTTTCATCCAGTACGCGCTGCTGGTGGCCTGGCAGCGTGCAGCCGACTACCTGCCAGTCTTCGGCCAGTGTGTCGTTGATGCTCGGTGCCCAGGTGCTCACCGTCTCGTCCACGTTCTTGAGCGCCAGATAGGCCGCGTAAGGAACCATCGCGCCAGCGCCGAAATGCTCCTTGGCCGCGCCGGTCTGCACCGGGTAGCTGGCAGCAGGCACGAGATAGATAAACAGGCCTTTGCCGTTCCAGCCTGTGCGCTGCAGGCGCTTGCCTAGCTTCAACTCCTTGATTGCGTCACCGAAATTCATTGAGGGTTCTCCTTGGTTTGGGGGATCACTGGCCAGGCTGCGCGGCAGGTTGCTGCATCAGCTGCGTGGCCATCAGCTCGGATTGCCAGCTCCGTGTATCGCTGGCTGCACTGTCCGAATACGTGGTTGAGGGAACGGGCGTACTCAATGAGGGCGGCGGGGGAAGCGTCGGCAAGTCGCTGCTCGGCATCGGACAGCTTGTGCTGCATGCCGTCACGCTCACGGCGAGCACGATCAGCAGCAGCCTGCAAGCCGGCCTGCTTCTGGATGGCTTCATTCAGGGCTCCTTGGTATTTGTCGTTGATCGTGCGTTCCACGGCCAGCAAGCGCCGGCCGGCGGCCGTGCGTTCATCAGCGATCTGCTCGCGGTACTGGCTTGCCTGCAGACGTTCGTCGGCCAGGTCCGCACCCAGACGGGCCTCCTGGAAGTACCAGACGCCAGCAGCTGCGATAGCGGCGGCTGCGATGTGAGTAAGCGCCCTTGCTGTCATGGCAGAACCCCGGCCATGAAGTGCCCATCACGACCCCAGCTCGAGCACAGCTCGGCTGTCGTGCCGCGCCGATCCACCAGCCCGGCCAGCACGGCGCTCTTGCCGTTGACCGTGCCGCGCACCCATTTGGGCATCTGAGCGCAAGCACCATCCAGATCGCCGGAATTGGCGAGGGTCCGCATCGTGCTGCCGGCCACGTTCGCCTCGCCCAGGTTGTAGATCATGTCTATGAGGCTTGCCTGCACCCACACGTTGTAGGTGCCCCAGTGACGGAACATGCGCTTTGCTGCAGCTTCGGCCGCTAGGTACATGGGCAGCTCAAGCCGCATGCAATCGGTCTGGGTGTAGTAGCGCCCGGCCACGACCTGCGGGCCAGTCACCCCATTGCAGACCGTCAGTGGCATGCCCTTGCCCACCTTGTCCACGTAGGGAGTGCCTATGTGACGGCCGCTGCTCTCGTAATAGGCCCCAATATCCATGGCGAGCAGCACCGCCTCGGATGGCTGTGGCTCACCGGGCGGCAGCATGCTGGCAGCGCCAGCCCCCAGCAGCATGATGGTCAGCGCGGTTTGCACCAGGCGCTGCTTGAGTGTGGCGGGCATCGTCATAGCTCCACCTCCACTTCCCGATCCGGGCAGGCTGGCGTAGCTGTGGGAATGCCTGTGGTACGCATCAGCTTGATGCGCAGCAGCTGCTCCTCGCGGTTCAGGTCAGCCTGGGCCACGGCGCGGCGATTGGCCTCGCGCTTGTAGTACCAGTTCACCAGCGCCCCGATGATGGCCACTGCCAGGCCCAGAATGCCGATTGCGTTGGAAGAGGCCACCCAGCCGAAGAAGCTCACAATGGCGCCGCCGCCGGTGGTCCGGTTGCCAGCACTCGCCATCAGCTCAATGGTTTCGTTTTTCATGCTGCAGCCCCTCCTGTATGAGAGGTTGCGGCATGTCCGTATGCGGCCGGCGCCGTTGTGTGTGTGATGGGCATCGAGGTTCCTTGGTAGGAACCGCACGCCCCGGGCAGTGAGTGTGTGGGCGGATTATCTTCACGCCCACACCTCGGATCAAGGGGCTGTTGCGCCCCCTTGCGCTTCCGCCAAAGATTGGCGCACGCTCGCGCGAATCGACTTGGGCGCAGCTGCTGCAACGCGCTCGGCCTTGGTCTGGCGCATCTTGATCACACGGCGGCGCACGGCCAGCATGTCGATGGTCAAGGGGCTCTCTGGGTTGCGGCGGTTCCAGTTGCGCATGCGCTCCCGAATCTCCCCCTGCTTATCACCATCCTTGTCATAGACGGCCTGGGCCATGTCAGCAGTCAAGCGTTCCTTCATGGCGCGGTTCTGCCCAATCAGGTTCTGCTCGGTGGCCGTGGCCTCCTGCGTCTCCGCTACAGACTTGGGCTGGAAGCCGACAGCCTTCGCCACCGCCTCGCCCAGCGTCACATCGATGACCTTGCGGCCCTTGCTGTCCTTGTAGACCCCGCTGTCGGCCATGTCCAAGCCCTTGGCTGCATTGCGCACGGCGGTGGGCGATACCTCGAGAGCAGCGCCAGCAATATCGCCTGTGAGCGCCTTGCGAGCGCCAGTGGCTGCACGCTGGATCAAGTCACCCGCCGGTCCGATGATTTCCACCAGGTCCCGGCTGTGGTCGCGCTTCTCGAGGAACAAGCCGGTACCGGGGATGAGGTTGCCCATGCCCAGGCGGCCAGAAATATCGATTGGTGCGCCAGGCAGACCCGACACACCCTGCTCGATGAACTCGGCCAGATCCTTGCCCAGCACGTCCTGCATCAGCTGCTTGCGCCACTGCTTGACGCTCATGCTGTAGCCCATCAGCTGCCCGCCGGCATCAATCAGGTCTTCAACGTCTTCAGCGAACGGCAGGCCGCCGGCGCCGCCCATCAGCATCAGCATGGCGATTGACCACCCCACGGCGCGCTTGCCCTCCTTGCCGCCTTGTGTCCACATGCGCTGCATCAGCTCCAGATAGGACACGCTATAGGTCTTGAAGGTAAACAGCGTGCCCCCGATGGTTCCCCGTGCCCATTGCGGTTTCACGGCCTTGGAATAGACAAACTGGGTATCCAGCACCGCCTTGCGTGCGAACGCGGACGGGTTCTGGATTCCCTGCTCCTTTGCCAGGCGGTAGGAAGCAATGAAGGTGCTGCGGCGGTTGAACTGCTCGGCCAGGGCGAACGGCTGACCCCATGCCACCTTGGTGCGCTCCCATGCATTGGCAGCCGTTGCTCGAGCATCCCCCGCAGCGGTCCCATCACCAGCTCGCAGCGCGCCAGCGCCACGGGCCTGGGCCATCAGCTGATGGATTTCCTGGGGGCTGACCACGCCGTCGTCTTCGGCAGACTGCAGGGCCTTGGCAAGGTCAGCCTCATACTGGAAACCCTTCGTCCCCATGTCCTTGAGCGCGCGGGCAAGCTGCGCCCCGGCCTTCTTCATGCCGCCGTACTGGCTCAGCCAGGGCAGCGTGACCTGGAAGGGCTGGGTCATGTTCACGAATGCGGAAGCAAGTGAGCCGCCCAGGTACTGAGCAAACAGCATGCCGCGCACGGCCTGCCCCTCTTCCTGGGGGTCCTGGATGTAGCTGCGCAGGCCCATGGCAAGGTCGCGCAGTTCACCCTGCTGCTGCGGGATGGCAGCAATGGCTTTCTCCATTTGCCCAGCGTTCAGCCCTTGCGCACCTGCCCGTGCATTGGAGTAGACAAAGTTCGCCACCACCCGGCCCACGTCTTGGCTGTAGCCCGCCGTACCCTTGCGATGGATCAGACGCTTGAGCGCGCTGTGATTGTTCTTGGTGATCTTCAGGTACTCCTGAAACGCTTTGTCCTGGGCCTCATTGCCCTGCGATTTCAGGCCAAGCATTTCACCGAACTGCTCCAGCGTCTCGGGAGTCACACCAGCAAACAGCTTGAACGTCTTCTCTGTCATGGTGCCCTGCTCCACCTTGGCGCCTGGGAAGGTCAAGCGGAAGTCGCGCGCGGCTGTGTTGGCCTCGCGGATCGTCTCGTACATGCCGAAGTACTGGCGCTCGCCGGCGGCGTCCACCACGTCCACCGTGTAGCGCCCGAAGCGCGACAGGGGGGCATAGCCGGCATGCTGCAGGTCGGTTGCCATATCCAGGCGAAGGCGTACATCACGCTGCATTCCCGCCAGGCGGTCGCGGTTGTCGGGGTTGGCTTTGGAGTCCTGCTCCAGGGTATCCAGCAGCAGCTGGGCCGCGCTATCCATGGACGGCTGCTCGAGCACGGCATCACGCATGGCGGCATATTCATCGCCCAGGGTTCGCATCATGTCGGCGCGAGCCGTCATGTCGATAGAGCGATCAATGGCCGCGCGTGCCTCGCGGTACAGACTGATCTGATCCGGGGTTGCGCCAAACTGAGATTGCAGCTCTTTATCACTCCAGACAACACCAGCCTTGAGAATCTTGCTCTCAAAACGGGAGTCAATCAGCTTTTCATACTGCTGCGCGGGCAGGCCTTGCCACATGGCGAGCACGCCGGCGTCGATCCGGTTGGCCTTGAGCAGCATGGCTGCCTTGTTGTGCACGCCCAGGTTCGCGTACTTCTTGGTCAGATCCTCCACCAGGGTGGCCTGGCCGTTGATGTCGCGAGCCCACAGCAGGGTCCCCTCAAACAGAGGGCGGGCCACGGCCTTGTTGTCAGCAGCAGATACCGGGCGCTTGCGGTTCTTGCCCAGAATGTCCCCCATGCTGTCGACTCGAGGCAGGATGCGCGGCGCTTGGTCGGCGGCATCGTTGGCGAGCATGCTCACATCGTCGATGTTCTGCTGCGCGGATTCGTAGACGGGTTTGAAAAACGGGTTGCGCTCGGCCAGATGGCGCATGGTGCCCACGGTCTTGTCCCACATGGAGACTTTGCCGGGGTGGCTCAGGATGCTGTCGAGCTGGGTAAGCGCGCTGTCCTTGATGTCGGCCAGGCGCGAGCGGCTGAAGAGCGGGCCGTCTTCTAGTGAGCCTTGGCCAGCATTTCCTTGATCTTCGCCAGCGCGGCCTCGGTGTCCTTCTGCAGAGATTCGATCTCGGAGTCGGTCAGCCGGTTCGTAGCGCGCGAGATAGCGGGCTTCCGACTCGGTGAGCGAGTCGAAGCCGTAGCCGGTGGCGGCTCGGAATTCGCTTTCGAGGTCACCATGTTTTTGTCGGAGAGATGCCAGAGATTCTGCAGAGGGCTGAATTTTTGCACTGTACTGCTTGCCGGTCAATGCAATGACCCCGGCCACGGTCCCGCCACCTTCCCGAATATGACTGGCCAGCGCCGCGAACGTGCCGCCCTGGGTGAGAGTATCGTCCACAAGCAAGTAGGGCTTGGCTTCCACCTTGCCGGCGAAGTCCACGGGCGCAAAGATGCGATCTAGCCCGTCCATGCCAGTGCGGTGAGCACGATTGGCCTGCACGATGGCTCCAGAAGTGGACAGCCCCAGACGCTGGGCCAGCACCCCGGCTGCTGCCACAGGGATTCTGTTGCGCCCTGTGGCCTCCTCGGCCGCCACTGGTACCACCACGGGCTTGGTATCCCCAATCGCTGCACGCACCTTAGCCACCAACTCGGGAGTCACGATGTCTTGGGCAAGGCGAAAGGCGGCCTCGATGTCCCCGGCCTTGGCCGCTGCATAGTCAGGATGCGAGGAGGCAGTGCCCAGTGTGCTGCCGATGATGGCATCAGGAATCACTGAATCAGAGGCGGAGCGGCTGTAGAAAATGCCCTGTGCCTGCGGGCCTACCAGTTGACCCGGCTGCCGTAGAGCTTGCTCCAGTAGTCCGGATCTTTGGCCGCCCTCTGCGCGTAGAAGGGTGTTGAGGAGAATGCCTCTTTTAAGCGTTCGCTCCCCTGCGCCTGCCGCTCGCACTCGGTCAAACTTAGATGCCCACCCTCGTAACACCTCATCAGAAAGGGGTGCGCCTTGAGAGTTTCGGAAGGTTCCGGTTTTGAAGTCGTAGCGAGCACGGCGGAATTCTGGGACGTGGGCAGAGATGGAAGCCAGCGACACATCAATCATGCGCTGGACATTGCCAATCGTATCACCCTGCTTCCATTTCAGCGCAGGGATGCCCAGCTTCTCATCACCCCGCACTTGGCGCGCGTGAGGCTGCATGTGGTCCGTGCTGCCGTGCTTGATGGCAGACGAGAGCATGGCCTCCAGACGGCGGCGCATCGCAATGTCCGACAGCCCTGCCGGATCACCGATGAACACCTTGTTGTCACTTGCCGCATAGTCCATCAGCGCGGAGTAGATCGCGTTGCCACCGCCCCCTTCATCCAGGCGGCTTACATCCAGCCAGAAATCGTCCCCCTTCTCGAAAACGAAGAAGTCTCGCCCATTGCCCGTGCGGAACAGCAGCTTGGTATCCGCGCCACTTTCCTGACGCTCATCCATGGCTGTCACATCCCCCACGAACTTGATAGAAGGATCGACTTGGCGAAGCGCCGCCTCTGCCGAACCAGCATGCACCATGGGGTAAGCGTACAGTTCATCCACCTGGGAGAGTTCCGCCATGAACTCGGCGGGGAAGGTGTCCAGCTCCGGCCGCGTGCTCCGGCTGAATGACGGGACATTCTGCTGTCCAGCGCCAGCACCACGCTCCACCCAGCCGCGCGCCGGGAGGATGTAGGCGCGGATGATTTCCTCATCCGTCACTCGCATCTTGTTGAATCCCGGTACATGCTGGCGCAGCCAGGAGCGGATCGCAGCCACTGCTCGGCGCACAAAGCCCATTTCAGGGCGACTTTGCGCCCACTCGGCCAGCACCTCCTCTGCGGCCTGCAGACGGTGGGCCGGCTTGTCATAGTCCAGGCCGTATTCGGCGGCCTTACGGCGCACGTCCCCACGGCGCACGGCCACGATCTGTTCGAGCACGCTGTCCAGTCCGGTACCGAACACGCCGCGCAGGCCATGGTGGCCCAGCGCCTCATGCATCAGCACCCGGGCCACATCCTTGTCGGTGTGCAGCTGACTGGCCAGCAGATAGGCCTTGCCGCCGTAGTAGAAGCCCTCCGGGTCGCCATCAGCCCCTCCACTGCGCTGCGCTTGGTCGGCCCGGCGCGCGGCTGCTGGGATTGCAGGATCGGCCATGTCGTACACCACCGTGACCTCGGGGCCGTTGGCCCAGCCCGCACGAATGGCATCTACGGTCTTCTGTACCGCACTCACTGCCTGAGCCCTGGCCTCGGTCATGGGCTGGCCGTCGTTCATGGCCTGCAGGAAGCTCGCCACATCAAAAGCCGCACTGGCCAACTGCTCAGCCTCCTGGCGGCGGAAGCTGGGGATAGGCTTGCTCTCCTGCTCCAGTTTCGCTGACTCATTGGCTACTTGTTGATCCACCGGGGCACTGCTAAACCGCCCACCGCGCAGCAGTGCCGGTGCATCACTGTCAGCGCGCGCCAAGGTTTGCACAATGAACTGCTCCACCTCCGTCTGCGTCATGGCCCGAATCCGCTGCCCCACCCCCTTCAACCCCAAGCCATCCGCCCAGCGCGCCAAACGGCTCGCCATACGCCGCGCCCAATCGACCATAGGTTTGGAGCCGATGCCATCGCGCTCAGCAACCAACTCCTCGGCCAAATCCGACAAAGACTCCTCCACCGCCAAAGCCTGCCAGTTATTCACCGGCATTGAGGCCTTACGACTCAGGCCATCAGCAGTCCGCTTCCAGCGCTCGGCATACTTGCGCACCGTAGGGTCCGTCAAAAAGCCCAGCATCTTCTGGATGTATGCTCCCTGCTGAACCGACTTACTGAGCCCCAGATGAAAAACCTCGTGGACTACGACTCGGAAGACTTCAAGCGGATCGCTCAGGCTCTCGGCGAAAAGGTAGACCTTCCCGTTGCTGGTGGCACCCATTGGTATCACCGACGGAGGGACTCGCAGCCCGGACTCGGAAGCCTTCCCAAACGTCTGCAACCGAACTTTCGCACCTACCCCCAAGTCCTCAAGGATGCGGTCCGCAATGGCCTGAACCTCCTGCACCGACATACTCTTGGCCGGCTTCGCCGAGGCAGTTGAGAACACGGCCTCTTCACCATCATGCTGTGACGACACAGGTGCTGGAGCTGCAGAGATAGTCGCACTGGGCGAAGCCTTCACCGCTGCCAGCGCCTGCTCCACCGGCGCATGCAGCACAATGGCCTTGACCTGCTTGCCTTCCTCCGCTGCCGCGACTGCCTGGTGGTGGCCGTCGATGATGTGGCCATCGCTGGAGACAATCACCGCGCGGTCGCCGGCTGCGCTCTTGGCGGCTTCCACCTTGGACGGCGAGTATTCAGCCTGAGTAGGCTTGAGCTGGACCGCATCCACGGTCGTGGTCTCATGGGCAATGCCCTGGGCATTCAGGTGCTTGACCAGGCCGCCATGATTGGCCGTGGGCACCTGGGGCATCTCGGCGCGTGGGATACCCAGTGTGCCAGTCTCTGCTGCGAATGGCTTTTCATCGCCCACAGGCTGCGCGGCAGGCTTCGGCGGCGCTTCTCCGGGGATTGGCTTTTCTTCGTATTTCTTTTGCTGCTGAGCGGATGCAGCCTCTGAATTCATAGCAACCAGCACCTTCTCGCGGTTGCCGGCACTCATCTTTTCCCAGGGCTTCCCCTCCAGGCTCTGGCGGATGACCTTTGCCATCTTGGGCACGGCCGCCAGCACAGCGCGCTGCGCATCCGGCTCCATGGCATCCCAGCGAGCGCCAGCGTCCTGATCGGCCTGTGCCACCTGCTGGCGCTGGGCGTTGCCTTCACGGGCGATTTCCACAGCCTTCGCCGTTGCCTCCTGCTCGGCCGACTCCTCCACCTTGGGGCTTGGGGGTGTGATGGGTGCGGGGCCGTCCGTGTTCTGCACCTGACGCACGACATAGCCGCCGTCCACCTTCACAGGCTCCCAGCCAGCGCCAGCTGCCTGAGCCGCTTTCACCGCTGGCAGCTTGACCGTAAAGGGCTTGCCCTGCTTGTTCAGGATGTCCGGGGCGGCCTCAGCCAAGCGCGCGGCGCGGTCTTCCAGCGCGGCCAGTTGCGCCTGAGCATTGCCTTCGCTTTCAACCTGGTCAAGCTGCGCCCTGGCCGCGGCAGCCTCCTGCTGGGCCTGCTGGATATTCTTCAACCGGCGCTGCTCGTTCGCTTCCTGAATGTCTGCCGGGCCACCCTTGGCTGCATGCTCGGGCAGCTCCGTGGGGTTGGTGCGATATTGACGACCCGCCCAATCGGCGGCTCGGGCCTCCGCTTCTGCAGCCTGGTCATTCAGATCCGCCATGCGCTGGGCAGGCGAGAGCAGATCCAGTTCCTGCTGCAAGGCCGTGCGCTGCGCCAAGGCCTCATTGGTCCAGCCCTGCGTGCGCCCCATCTGGCTCAGAAAATCCAGATGCTCCTGGATCTGGCCGGCGCGGGCCTCTGCAGAAATCTCCCCAGTATCAGCGTCAACCCGATGTGCAGAAACATCTGGCTGATCATTATTTTGAGCGTCAAGGGTCGGGAATGCTGGCGCCGCCTGCTGGGACGCTGCCGCCCCCAGATTGGCTGCACGAGACAACGCGCCGCGCACCGGCACCACAGGAGTGGGCACCGGCTCTGGTGGAACGAACCCGGGTGAATGCGGAACGGGGGTCACATCCAGGATGTCCCCAGAATCCAGCCGCTGCCGGCGCGCTGCCCGGGCTTCCAGATCCTGCTGTGCCTGCGCATTGCGGTCTCCGCTGGTAATTGCGTTGCCTGCGCCATCCACCTGTATCACGGGAGCGGGCAGCGCCAGCATTTCCGGATCAGGCAGAGGCGCTTGCCTGGGAACCTCGGTCATGTCCACAAAACTGCCGTCAGCGCTTCGCTGCAGCACCGTATTGCGGTCGTCTGCCGTCCTGGCCACACCAGTGCCGTCCACCGTGATCGTGGGAGCAGGCAGCGCGAGTGGCCGGGATGGTGCACCAGACTCCGCTGCGCGATGGTTGATCGCCTCGTCCAGGGGATTGCCAGCTGGCTGGCCTGCAGCATGCCCACCAGTGAACAGCGAAGTGCCAGCGCCCGTCATACCTCCCAGCGCCGCGCCCATGCCGGCAGCTGCTGCCACCCCCTTGGATGGGTCGATGCTCGGATCAAAGGGAACAGCCGCGCGCTGGCCCTCGTATTGGGTAACACCCTCTTCCACGGCCTCCTGGGCGGCCTCGCTCAGGCCTGTCTTGGCTGCACGCCCAGCAGCGTTGCCGCCAAACCCCTTTGCCCCCGCCAGCAGCTTTTCAGCACCGAACGCACCACCAGCACCACCCACCAGTGCAGGAATCACGCTGGCTTGGCGTGCTGCGGCCGTAGCCTCTTCCTCCGTCGCCCCGGCCTTGATAGCCAGGTCATAAGCGGTACCGGCGGCATCACCGCCAGCCATGGCAGCGCCCGCAGCGACACCACCGGCCCGGCCTGCGCGCTCGATCCCCTTGGCGCCCAGACCAGCAGCACGGCCGACCATGCCCGCGCCCTTGACTGCCACACCGGGTCCCACAAAGGAACCTGCCGCCTGAGCAGCAGCCAGCAGAGGGTTCTCGGCAATGTAGCTGCCAACCGCCCCCAGCTCACCCATCACCCCATCGGCGTTTTCCACTCCCTCGCGGAATTTCTTCTTTGAGGCCTTGACCACATCGCTCTGGGACTCCTCACCGGCCTGGATGATGTTCTTATCAATCCAGCCCGATACCGCGTTGCCCGGCTTGATGAAGTTGGCCGCAGACGACAATCCACCGGCGGCCGCATTGGCCGCCTCAATCACCGTGTCATTGGCAACGGCCATCAGGCCGCGACTCTTGGTGGGCTCCGGCTCCTGGGTTGAGTCCATGCTGGGCATGGCTCTGTACGGGCCATGCCGCGTTCCGAAATCGCTGTACGCCTTCAGTGCCGAATCGAAATCAGAAAACTCAAGGGGTGTGCTTGATGCTTGTTTCTTCTTTGCCATAAAGCTTCCTTACTTGAGGCGACGGTCATAGAAGGGGGCGGGACTCTTGGGTGTCATCCAATCGGTCAGATCCCGCAAATCCTCGGAGGGGGTCGCAGCCCGCTTTACCGCTGGCGCCACCTTCGTGGGCGCCGCAGGGGCCTTTGTGGTTTGCGGTGATGCAGCCTTCTTCGGCTCCGCGACGGGAGCGAGCCGCGGGTCAATCCGCGCCATGACCTCTGCCGGCATGCCCTGAGCCAGCCCGGCCGCGCGTACAGCCTCCATCTGCTCAGGCGTCTTTGCGAGCCTGGCCATCGCTGCAAAGTGCTCCTCGTTCAGCCGCTGTACGTTGCCCCGATAAAAGGACTCGCGAACCTCCCTCACATACTCTTGGACCATCTGCGCTTCTTGCGCAGTCGTGAGCGGCTTGCCGTTGGCTCGCGCATCCTCTGCCAATTTGGCAGCGCGCTTCGTGCCTTCATTTAGCGCCGTTTGAGCGTTGTACCCTTCATAAAGGTCGACGCCAGATGCAGCTCCGGCCTTGCCAGCTGCTTTGCCGGAGGCAATAGACAGTTGCTGATTGCGGGCGCTGATGTCCGCATTAACCTTGCGCTCGCTCAGGGCGAAGGTGCGGTCGCTGTTCGCCTGTGCACGCAGGGCCTGGGCATCGCGGTGCAGGATGTCCATGTACTGGATCGCATCCAGTCCCTGCCAATAAGGCATCACGGCACGGGACAGCGCCTCCTGTGTGTTCTCAACGGCCGCGCCCATCAGGTTCTTCTTGCCCTCGCTATCCAGGGTGTAGAACTGCACCTTGCCATCTTTGCCTGTGTCGAAGCCCACCTGTGCGCCGTTCACCAGATTGGAGCGGTCAAAAAAGCTCTGCAACCCGGCCGCACCGCCGCCCATGGCTTGCATCAGGCGCGCGTTCGCATCCTTGGCAGCCCGGGCCTTGATGCCGTCGTCCAACTGCATCCGCGCCGCTTGGCCCTGCGTCATATTGCGCTCCACCTCCAGAGCCTTGTCCACTTGCCCTGCGCCGCGATAGGCCGCCACAAACCGGGCATTTGCAGCCTCAGGGCTGGAATACTCCTTGGCAGCCGCATTCGCCTCGGCTGCGGAATTGAAGGTCTTGTTCACCCCGCCTGGCGCCACCATGCGAAACACCTGCGGCGCAGCTGGTGCTGGCGATTGGTTGCCCAATTGGCCTGCGATAGGCATGGCCGCTGCGCTCTGCGCTGCAGGCAGGCCGGTCGATCCCAATTGCGCCGCAGAAATCACTGGCTGCTGGCGCAGAGGGGCAGGGATAGGAGGGCCTGCGCTCTGGTCGCCCACATCCCCCTCCACAACTTCAGCAGAAGCTTGAGCATTCTTGAGGTTGGTATTCAGCGTATCCGCCTCTGCCTGCTGCTTTCGCCAAACATCGCGCTGTTCGTTTTGGAAGGCCTGGTCTTCTGCTTGGCGCTGGCGATCCTCTTCGACTCCTCGCTGTTTCAGATAGCCAGAACCTGCGCCAGCCAGGAAGGCAATGATCGGACTCGCCATGTGTTTCCCCTGTATGCCTAGAGCGCACACAGTTGGCCCCGGCGCGGCCAATGAAACGACAGTGCAGAGCCAGATTCAAGGGGGTATGAGTGCTGCGGCTCTGCTACATTTCTTCGCACAGGAGGAATGAGAGGATGAGAGCTTTTCAAATAGCAGCCGTTTTGGCTACATGCGCAATGTTCGTTGGCTGCGCTTCCGTGCGTCAGGCCGATCTTGATGCATGGAAGGGCATGCCAGTTGAAGCCCTCGATACACACTCTTTATTTGCAACCATGCCCATGACTCGGCGCTTGACTGAGTCTGGTATCGAGATGCGTAACTACTCCAATACGGTGCGCACATCCACATGCACGGGCAACGCGTTCACTGCACAATGCTTTAGCAGTGACGATGGCTGCAACAATCTCTTCTACATCCGGAATGGAAAAGTGATTGAGTACGCTCCTACGGGCCAATGCATGACTGATGACTCAGTTAGACCGCAAAAGCGCTTTTCCACGCTATCGCAATCTTCATGATTTATCAGCAAGCGCGGCAACAAATGGCTTGCTGCTTTGCTTGCTTTTATTGCGAGCTCCGCCAGCGCCCACTTGGCCTGCGATGCTGTCCACTTTTTTCGATAGCTCTTGCACTGCGCCCATTACCAAGCCATTCGCATTGATGAGGTCAATGCCTTTCCCGCCCGGCGCAACAGCGTCCCCGGCACTTCGCTGCAAGTCCTGTGCCATCGGCCCAATATGGGCCTTCCCGCCATCGGCAGCAGCCGAGCTTTCCTGATAGCGCCATAGGGCCACTGGCGTTTTCAGTACGGCATCAAGTGCCTTTTTTGTTGACGCAGGATGAATGTCCTGCTTCTGGTTCCTGTCAGATGTCTTAATTGGCCGGCCCACATAGGCTGCACCAACCATTCCCGCGGCACTTCCCAAGGCGCCAAACAGACCATTACTGGACGAGTCTGCTGCAATCTGCGTCTGACTGATCTGGTTGTACGTATTTGCAGCACCAGCCAGCCCAGCCTGGGCACCCGCATAGCCCGAATTCAGAATCCCCTGCCCGCTCGATGCCGCTCCTAGGCCGGCATTAGCGCTGCCCACCGCTCCCGCACCGATCTGAGAGGCAATAGAAGCATTCGTACCCTGAGCGCTGGCAATATTTCGCCCCAGGTTTGCCGCGTCCATCCTGCGCGCATAGCCCTGCTGCTCTACGTTGCGCATGGCTTGGTTGGCAGCGCCGGCCTGCGCCTTGGCTGCACCAATATCCATAGCCCCCTGCATGGCCATCACCTTGCCACTGGCAGGATTCACGCCTGATCGCTCCATCGCGCGCATCGTGGCTCCGCGCTGGGCAGCAATACTGGTTGCAACATCCGCACTCGCGGATGCTGCCTCGGCCGCGCGCCGCTCTGGCGTGTCGTAGTTCTGGGCATCCGCTACCAGCTTCTGCTCAAGCGGTCGGTAGGTGTTCGTGTAGTCCTCGTAGCCCGCCTGAGCGACCTTGTTCTGCAGATTCTGGGCATCCAGTTGCGAGCGAGACACCTGGTCTGCAATGGCTGTGGCCTGGGCACGCTCCCCGGCCGTCTCGCCGTAAATCTGCTTGGCCCATTCCAACTGCTCCTTGGACAGTTGGGCCTGCATCAGCGCAGCCGCATTCGCGCCAGAGTTATCGACCTTGGTGCTTTTCCCCATCGCTAAAACTCCTTCAGCGCACCACGCGCTCGTAGCAGGCGATGAAACGACAGTGATGCAGGGATTTCAAGGGGGTGTCGATCCACCCACCTGATACATTTACTAACAACAAGATAGAGAGGGAAATCGAGTGTCTTTCTTTAAGCGTGTGTCAGCCGCCTTCAACTCAGAAATCAATTCGTTCACGAATATTCTTCAACGCCAACGCGGAATGCAGATCGGCCCCAATGGCTCTGCCCAAGGTATTTTTTATAGACTGGGCATAGAGGCGGCAGGTGATGCAATGTCGCCGGAAGCCGCACTCGCTGGCATTCTGAAGGAATGGACCTCTCTCAGAACATGGCCACTCGATACGCAGGTCTCGCTGATTGAGGTGCGAGTGTTGGGCAACAAGTACGTGGCCCCGGACTCAATTACGACCCTTGAGGAATGGTTGGCTTGGCGGTTGCCCCTTGCATTTCCAAATCACAGCCTCACTGAAGTCAACGGCTGGTCCCCCGCCTTTTATTCATGGGCCATGACAAGGGCAAGAGAGCATTTTTAGCAATCACATCAGATCGGCTGGCCCGAAAGCCACAGCATCCAGCCGCGCCCCGGAAGGCAGTTCTATTGAATCCGTCTTCTGGTTGCCGACTTCATCACGCTCCAGCCGGGCCAGATACTCCTTCAAGGCCTCGACCACTATGGGCTTGAGCCTCCCATCGCCCAGCGTTGGGTGATTCACCGTCAGTATCAGCGTGCGGCCTGGGTGCCGATCGCTTGCGTCCGCAAGAGCGGGGCACTCCTCGAGGCACGCCTGGGTATGTTCAATTCCTGAAAATTTCTGCTCTGGCATCTTGGGTCCCATTAACGTGAGCGAACGCGGGTGCCAGGCAAGCTGAACGGCAGCGCTTTGCCATGCTTTGCGCCGGCCTTGCGACGCGCCACCGGCTCCGGGCAGTTACCTTTAGAGCGATACAGCACATCAAATGCATTGCCCTGGCTGCGAGGGGTGCCGTCTGGCCAGTTGGTATTGGATTGGGATTGATTCATCAGAGCGCCTTTTTGCAATGGGCCAGGAGAAAGCGCAGCGTCAGTGTGTCCTCACGCGGCGCAAGTTGATCGTTCTCGTTCACTTCGCGGACAACGGCCTCGGGATTGGCGCCCTGCTCGATGCGGCGGACCTCCACAACCTTTCCGGACGGGAGAATGAAGCGCTTATAGATATGGGGAGAGTTGGCCATCAGTTTGTTTGTCTTGGGGATTCCTGCCACAGCGGCAGCTTCTTGGGCCAGAGCCCAGCTTTCAGGATTTGCTCGCGGGTGAAGCGGCCGGCCTCGATGCCGTACTCACGGTGGGCCTTGCGGCCGCCGGTTTCCAGCAGCCGGTAGTTGTCATAGGCCACATGGCAGCCCTCAATGCCAGGGCGGCTGCAGCACAGCGGGAAGCCGGTGCGGTCATCGGTCTTCAGGCCCAGGCCTTTGCCGTAATTCAGGTGGGCATGCTGGCTGTAGCCGCTGATGCCGCACCAAAAGCACGGCAGCTCGGCCACCAGGCGGCGGTAGGGCTCGCTCTCGATGGCATTCTCTTTCTGCACGGCTATGCCTGTCGTGCCCGGCCCGGGAGCCATGGTCACGTTCTGGGGCACCAAGTCGGCAGTTGCAAGGGCGCTCTCGATCTGACGGGCGGCGCGCTCGGCAAGGCGCTGCTCTCGGCTGTCAGCCTGGCCGGGCTCGTAGTAGTGACCCTCATCCTGGTCATCACGGTGCCCAGCGCCAGCCCAGCTGCCACGAGACTTGAAGCCCTTGCCGGGCTTGAAGGGGCTACGGCGCATCAATACCATGAGGGCCCCCAGTCGTCGACCAGCACGGTATCGCCGTACTCGTCCATCACGTAGATGCGGCGGGAGCCCACTTCGATGGGGTTGCCGCAGCGGTTTTCCATGGTGACGCGGTGCATGTAGCGGCCATCACTCATTCGGTCCAGGTGCGGCTTCAGCAGACGGGTGATCGTGGATTGGCTGGGTGGCTTGCGCTGGCCGGCCAGCGGCACGACCTTGCCAAAGAAGGCGGGGTTCAAAGGCTGGATCATTTGACCAACCTCACTTCCAGGCCCAGCAGAGCCTTCATCAGGTGGCGCTTGAGCTTGAACTCAGTGGTCAGCACGCCCTTCACGTCCTCGATCACCTCCGCGCCCTTCTCCACGTAGACGAAATCGGCCACATAGCGGATGGCTGGCTTGACGCGGCTAGCATCGGCAAACTTCACGGCCGGCACCAGTTCGTAGGCCACCTGGCGGCGCAGATCGCTGATTTCCCCAGCGCGCAGCTGCATGCACAGATGCCCCCAGCGGCGTGCCTCGGCCCTGCTGTCGAACTTCACCCCATCGGGGGTGACCGTCTTTTTGTTGCCGTACTTGGCTCCACCGGCTCCAGATCGCTTGGTTGCGGCTTGAACCCCAGGCGCTTGAGCTCGGCCCGCACCGCTTCCCGCATTCCCGGCCACAGCCCGTGACCATGTGTCACGGATTCCTCTTCCAACTCCGTAGCCCTGCGCCTTGAGTAGTGCCACCATCCCGGCGTCATTGCCAGCTGCACGAGATGGTCCCTGGCTTTTAGATAGTGTGGTGGTAGATCGTTTGGCATTCATCACCTGCTCCCCTGCTGGTAGGCCTGCACAGCGGCGGCTGCCTTGCGCTTCTCTTGGTTCAGGCGCATGCGGTCTGCCCTGGCCAGGACTTGGGCATGGGTGAAGCGGCCGGCCTTGCGAGCAAAGTGGTCGCGCAGCTTGGCCAACTGCTGCAGCGCGGTGCGTTCTGCTCCTGTTGGTGCGCTCTCAGGGGCTGGCAGCGCCAGCGCAGCGCGTGGTGCAGGCAGTTGCAGCTGGTGGCGCACATCCTCAGTCAATGCCTCCAGACCACCTGGCAGACGGCCGGCAGTCATGGCCTCCTGCAAAGCGCGGGTGCGCCCCTCGGGGTCATGGCCCAGGCTCACCTGCACGACAGGATGCTGGCGCAGGGCGCGGGCCTCACCGGTAATGCGGCCGTATGCCTCAATGAAAGCTTGGCGGGCGCCGAATTTGTCGCCAGCACGCAGCAGCGGCGCGGCCACGGCCCAGGCATCGGCAATCTCGTTCGTCCACACGATGGTGGCGCTGTCATCCGAGCTGGACAGTGCCAAGGCATAGGCCTCCGCCGGCAGCAGCCGGCCCATGGCATGGTCCACGTACTGCAGCACTGTGCCGGTCAGGATCTGCCCCTTGTGCTCGGCGCGGATACGGGCGAGGGCCATGCGCAGTAGTGACTTATCGATGTGAGAGAGGTCGGAGGCCAGCAGCGCAAGCGCGGCCGGGCGGATCTGCTGCCCAGACAGCTCCATGGTTGCGCCCAGCTCCTCAAGCAGCCAGTCGGTGTCATGCTCGTTAAGCATTGCCACCCTCCTTGCGCTGACGCGTCAGGCGCTTGGCTTCCTCGATAGCGTCAAAGTTGGCGCTGCTCTTGTCCGCAGCCTGCGCCGCCGTCGCAGTCACGGCCTGACCACGTGCCCACTGGGTGCGGTAACCCTCGGCCTGGTTGACCAGCACGCCCATGCCGTGGGAGTTCTTCACCACAAAGGCCTCGTTCACGTTCGACACGTACCACGCGGCCACCAACGGCGCTTCCTCATGACCAAGGCGCTTGACCAGCGCTTTGACGTTGGCATTCACCGGAGCGTTGCGAACGGGCTTGACCCCATAGCGCTGCTCAAACGCGAGGCTGTAGGCAGCCCAGGTTTCCCGGCAAGCGGCCTGCAGTGCGGTTTCTTCGGTGTTTTCAGGTTGCCCTGCCCCGACGCGGCCCGGCTGCGAAGCAGGCGGGGATGGTTCATTGGCGGTTAAGTGACGGTTCAACTGATGATTTGGGGGCGGCATTTGCCCCTCCAGACCTGCGGCATCTGCCGGGGCTGGGGCGGCATTTGCCGGGGGTACTGCGGCATTTGCCGGGGGGGCGGCATCTGCACCCGGGGCGGCAGCCGCAGGGGGGGCGGCATTTGCCGCCACATCGGTTTTGCGCTTGGTGGTGCGCTTACTCTCCGCCGGAGCCTTGGCCGGGTCAAAGCGCTTGGGGCAGACGGTGTAGCTGGTACTGGTGTTGTGGCGGTACTCGCGGAACACAGCGCCAGCCGCTTGCAGCCAGGCCAAGGCATCGCGCACAGCGCGCTCGGACAGGCAGGTACGTGCGGCGATGGTCCCGACTGCAGGCCAGCACACGCCATCGTCGTTCGCTTGGTCAGCCAGAGAAATGAGGACAGCCTTCTGGCTCGGGCTCATGCCCTGCAAGGGCCAGCAGGCGGCCATGATGATCGTGCTCATGCGGCACCTCCTGTCTGTGCCGCTTTAACCTTGTGCGTGCCCCACAGGCCCGCAATCCACTCCACCCCCTTTGGGGTGAACTTGTAGTGAACGAAGGCGTGCGAAGTCTCGCCGTGCTCTGCTCTGCCCGTCTTGGCCTCAAAGCGGCCGTTGTGCATGTGCTCTGCGCGCGGCGTGAGCGGTCCTTGTGGCGTGGTGCGGTACATCAGCCCGCGCTTCAGCAAGAAGTCGGTGAACTCGTTCAGCTTGGCGCCAAGGACTTTGCACACCTCACGCACACCCATGCTGCCGGTGCCAGGCTGCACGTAGCGCTCCACAAACTCCAACTTAGGCGCGGCCAGCGCCAGCTGTGCCTCAGCCTCGATGCGAGCCTGCTCTGATGCCATGGCCAGCTTGAGAATGTCCATGCGCGTCAGCTGTGCTGGCGCTGCCTGCTGGGCCTCAAGCTCCTGCCAGCGCTTGACCACCTTCATGCGTGCCACCGGGTCGTAGCCCAGCAGCAGGGTCAGGCTGGTGTCCTTGTCCAGCAGGTACTCGTCGTATGTCTGCCCGTTCTGGGGGTGTATCCAAGGATGGATAGACCCCCCGAACATAGTCCCCAGCTGTCCATGCATGGCGCGCAGGTCGCGCATCACATGAAAGTGATCCTTGCCGGTCAGCTCCGCAATCTCGCGGCTGCTCATGGTCAGCGGTACCGCCACCGGGGAAAGTGTCGAATTCAGACTCATCGGCCATGCCCTCCGAATTCGGGGGCCTGAGCGTGGCCTACCAGTGCCTGCAGTCCCTGGCTATGCTCCGCTTCATGACTCCGCTTTTCCGCAACCATTTGCCAGTAGGGCTTCTTCCACTCCAGCACATAGATGGCATCGCGGATGCGCGCGGAAGTGTCTATCTCCATCAGAGCGCAGCTCCTGCGGAAACGGTGGAAGGTCACTTCATCGACCTTCGTCTTCAATTCGTGATCCAGCTTGCCCAAAGGACCAGCAATGCCACGGGCAAACATGGGCGTGTGCTCGTCCCCGGCCAGATGGGCAATGGCGTGATCCAGCACCTCCTGGGCGTCGTCCGGGGGAAGCCCCTGCAGCGCATTGAGCACGGCCCCAAGAGCTTCTTTTTGAGCGTTGGACAGGTGACCGAGTCGCGCTATGCGCTTGGTGGTGTCAGTCATGGCCGCCCACCTCCTTTTCTTGGGTGGATGGCTGGTTCAGATCGGCGGGTGGGCGGAGCCAGTCGTAGTGCAACTGCACGGCCGGGGGAATTCCTCGGCGCTTCCAGTTGTTGACGCGACGAGATCCATTGAGTGAGCGCCAGCCGAGTCGATTGGCAACAGCGGTGCTTCCACCAAGACGATTGATCAGTTCAGTAGCTGGTGCATTCATACCAGCGATTAAACACCATGTTCGCCACTATCGCAACAGCATGTTTAAACAATTAGTTTAAAAATCACTGTTATGCATCCAGTAACCGAACGCATTTACCAGGCCGTAGCCCATATCACCGGTAAGTCCGACATCGGGCCTACGGACGTCTCCCAATTTTTGGGGCTAGCCAACTCCCAGACCGCAAAAAACTGGGAGTCTCGAGGCCCCTCCAGCGACGGCCTTGTGGCCGCTGCAGAGCGGGGAATCAGCGTGAAGTGGTTACGACAAGGCACCGGACCAATGACAACAGACTCAATAACAACCGAACCTTCTAACGTTGAGCCAGCGCTTGAACTTAAAAAATCTCGGCGCGTCCCAGTCACAGGAAGTGTCCGCGGCGGACCTGATGGCTATCTAGTTCAAGACAACGGCACTGAGGGCTGGGTGGAATACTGGACTGGCGACCCTCGGGCATACGCTTTGCGCATCAAAGGGGACTCCATGCATCCTCGCTACCGCGCTGGAGAGTATGTAGTTGTGACTCCCAGCATTGAGGCGCAGTCAGGTCGTGACGTGGTCGTCAAGCTGATTGACGGAAAGTGCTTGCTCAAGCAGTTCAACTGGACTCGAGGCGATGAAATGCAGTTCGTGAGCATCAACAACGGTTACGAGCCAATGACGATCAGCAAAGAGGACATCGAGTGCGTCGACCGAGTGGCGGGCTGTGTTGGACCCGACGCCATGGTCTTCTAAGCCTTACCACCTTGACACCAGCCCGCTTCGGCGGGCTTTTTCATGCCCGCAACAAAACACAATGTTCAAACACGGTGTTGACATGCTCAGAACACCATGTTTAAATTCATCCGTCGCTGCAATCACCGTGTTGCTGGCGATGGGTGCCAAGTGATCGAGCCAGCACCAAGGTTCATGCAGCCGCACGGCTGGGTAAACACAGGGCACCGCGGGCGGCAGCGGGATACAAAAGGTCGTCGGTCGCTCTAGTCAGTACTGCTCTGCCCCCGGATGGGATCGGCAACAGGAACATCGAAAGGCCTCGCGAAATCCATCCGCTGGGTTCTATACGGCGGTGAGGCATTCAGGGAGGCCGAGAGCAAAAACGCCCAGCGCGCAAGCGCCGCCGCCCGGAGCGCATCCGGGGTTCAAACCAAAGCCTTGCTTGCAGGGCTTCCGTTTGAGTTGACCTAGAGACCCAATTCGCTTAAGAATACTGTATAAATAAACAGTTAAATCAAGGAATGCCATGAACTGTCGTCTTGGTGATCTGGCCATCGTGGTCAACGATCTTGACTACCCCAACAACAACGGCTGCCTGCTCGAGATCATTGCTCGAGCCCAGGCCGGCGCTTATTCAATTCCCGCCGACTGGGTTGGACGCCCTCTTTCGACATTTGATTTCGGTGGACGCCGAAACAGCCCAGGTGATGGGCGCTCTGTTGTCTACAGGGATTGCGAACTGCGCCCACTGCGCAACAGCGACGGCGCCGACGAAACCCTCGCGTGGGCTGAGCCGCCCAAGAAGGCGGACACCAAGATTCCCGCCACAAAGCAAGAAGAGACAGTGACAGCCACCCTGCAGACTTCTTTCCTGGGCGCCACTGTGCAGTGTGCCGAGCAATTCGTCAGCGGGGCCTGGAGCCTGACTGTGCGCAGTGGAGACATGGGGTTTGACGTCCGTGTGGATGCTCATATTGCGCCGCCCAGTGGCTTCCACCCTGGCGACCGCATCCGCCTGGAATACAAAAAAGGCGACAACCCATTTTTCGGGCCCTTCATCAAGGCGCACCTGCTGAATGCATAGGGACGCCCCACTACCAATGGACTTCAAAACTATGGAAGCAGTCAACACCACCCATACGCCTCCCAACCCCAACAGCCCCAACGGATGCTGGGCACGGCACGGCTACCGAGTGGAGCGCACGGAGCGCGCCATGGGTTCCCCGAAGCGAGACATTTATGGTCCTGACGGCACGCTGGTGCTGGAGGATTCTGACTACGACGAAGAGATGGCCTACTGCCGCCAGCACGGGCTTCTGCAACCGGCGACTGCCTGATGGAGATTGAAATGTGAGTGATTGGCCAGCATGCGGCTTGCATGCGCCCTCCCCCGCAGGGCTAAGCGGGGCCATCAAGAAAGAGCGCGGCACTGAAAAACTGAAACCGGGTGTGGAGTTTGGTAATCCGAGATACCGCCACCGACAGACCGAAAGCCCGGTGATCCGCTCTTTTTCTTGATGGTGCCGGGGGTAGGCTCTCCGGTTCTTACAAACCAGGCCTGCAAGGCCCGGCTGGAATACTGCAAGAGGCTAAATGCACCAGTCTTAGGTGCCCATCATGAACACCCCGGGAAAGTAGCGGGGGCTATCTGGCGTGACTGCTCGAGCAGGTACGGCAGCACAGGAATTCGCCTGAGCTGCTGTCAGTTAGGAGCACGGCGCTTGCGCCGTGGCGACAGTGGTCACGTCAGATGGCGCAGCACCTTTTATTAACCCAAGTGCGCATTTCTTCTGCCTGACCCTCATCGGGCAGAAGGAAGCTGCGCCATCTAACTTTTCCGCCGGGTCTGGGGACTATCTCCTCCCTCCCTCTCTGAACCATTCCCCAGGCAGACCCGAAAGGTCACCGGCTCTTTATTCAAGCCCGCAGCAATCGCTCGCGGGCTTTTTCTTTGCCCACAACAGGAGACTCCATGTCCACGTCTTCACCCGAGCAGGATCCTCTGCGCATCCTTGCCTACTTCTTCATCTTGGCTGATGGCCACAGCCATGGCGGCGCCCGCGCCGCAGCCGGGATGCTGCTGAGCTTCTACAACGGCCACCGCTTCCAGTTTGATCTGACCGATCTGCGCGTACTTGACGATAGGCACCTGCAGATGGCCTTGGTGCTCATGAAGTTCGACGCTCGCATAAGGCGAGAAGTGCACGAACACCTCAACCTCATGTACGGGCGAAGCGACTTCGGTTCGCGGTTTGAGCACATCGCTCACAAGTGGCGCATGAAAGGCAAATGCAAGCGCGACCTGCTCACACCTGTCGAACCCATCACCCTTGCCGACCCCTTCACCGACTGACGCCTCAAATGACAAGCACTACTTACCCAGTTGATGAAGACCTCGTGCAACGCCTGCGCGAGAAGGGAGGCCTGTGAAATGGCCGCGCATCTCCACCATCGCCCTCGTGCTGCTGATAGCCGCCCTGCTCCTGATCGCCCCGGCCCTGGAACAAAGCTACTGATTGCCCTTCAGTGGGCGCTGACCCTCTTCGGCCTCTTCTGCCTGATCGGCGCGGCCGTGGTGATCGCCCAGACCCCCGATGCCTGGCCCATGTGAGTGCGATCGACTCAATTTTGATAGCTGCTTGCGCTTGTGGCATGGGCGGTAGAGGTTATTTCGATGCGTTTTCAGGATCCCTTTGAATTCTTGAGAGTCTTCGGCTCCGGAGCAACCGCCGCGCGGCTGGGTCAGGCGATTGGCGTATCCCCAAAGATCGCCGCCCGCATGGCAAAGCAGAACGGCCACACGCCACTGCTCAGCGAGAAGCCCATCCCCGGCCTGGAGCACTTGCCCGGGCTTCCTGCCTTTGCCATCACCAGCCGCACCAGGGCAGGCGGCACCGTTCACCGCATTGACTGCAACACATCCGGCGACAGCCCTGGCTATCGCTCCCTGCTCATCCACCGTAGTGCTCTGCATTGCGATGAAGACCCCCAAGAGGATGAAACCCATGATTAAAGGCCTCGCCGCTATCGCGCTCGCCGTCTGCTCAGTGATCTTGTTGCTGCTGTGGATTACCTCGCCTGTGCAAGCAGAAGAGGAACCCAGCGAGCCCCCGTCCCCCGCCGGCACCGTCCGTATGGCTGCCCGCGATGCCTTCGTCTGCCCCGGCATGCACGCCGAGTGGCTGGATGAAAAGACCGTTCAATGCTTGAAAGTGACTCAATGAGCAGATCCCCCAGTGAAGCCAGCCGCGAATTCATGGTGCGTGGCTGGCAAGTCCTCTCTCCCGCAGAGCGCGCCGAGCGCGAAGCCCAGCAGCGCCAGCCAGACCGCACACGCTACACGCCGCCATCGGATTGCTATGACGGCAAGGAGCTGCAGCGCACACCAGGCATCCCAGACTCTCGCTTCCGCGCCTTTGAGCTGCCCAGCCGGGCCCATGGCCAGCTGAACTACCCAGACGGCACGCGAGTCCCTTTCCCTGAACTCGCCAACGACAAAGCCCGCTGATAAGCGGGTTTCGCATTTTTGGAGCTCGAATGTTCAAGAACATGATCATTTACCGCATTGCCGAAAGCTGGCAAAGCGATCTGCAGGCGCTGGAGGATGCCCTGCAGAAGACAGTTTTCGAGGAGTGCGGCGCCACGCAGGAGCGCTCTGTGGGCTGGGTGCCGCCGCGCGGCGAGGCCCATGGCCCGCTGGCGGAAAGCGTGGCTGGTCAGTGGGTGATGCGCTTCATAAGCGAGTCCAAGGTGCTGCCGGCCAGCGTGCTGAACCGCAAGGTCAACGAGAAGGCCGAGCACATCGAAAAGACCGAGGGCCGCAAGCCCGGCAAGAAGGAGAAGAAGGAGCTCAAGGACGAGGCCAAGCTGGACCTGCTGCCCATGGCCTTCACCAAGCAGGGCAGCATGTGGGTCTGGATCGATCCGCAGGCGCGCACGCTGGTGCTCGATACCAGCGCCCAAGGCCGCGCCGACGAGGTGGTGACGCTGCTGGTCGAAGGCCTGCCCGGCTTTGCCCTGGCACTGTTGGACACGCAGACCAGCCCACAGGCCGCCATGGCGCACTGGCTGATGACTCAGGAGCCGCCCGCCGGCTTCTCGGCCGACCGCGAAACGGAGCTGAAAGCCGCGGACGAATCCAAGGCCGTGGTGCGCTACGCACGCCACCCGCTGGATATTGATGAAGTCCGCCAGCACATAGAGCACGGCAAGATTCCGACCAAGCTGGCGATGACCTGGGACGACCGCGTGAGCTTTGTGCTGACCGCAGGCCTGCAGATCAAGAACATCGCGCTGCTGGATGCAGTCATGGACGGCAACAGCAAGGACGACAGCGGCTTTGATACTGATGTGACCATTGCCACCGGCGAGCTTTCCCGCCTGATTCCCGACCTGATCGAAGCGCTGGGCGGCGAAGGCCGCACCTGCCTGGGCGACCTGCCCGCCTCGCTGGCTACCAGCGCCAGCACGACCGGCCCGAAGGCCGCGCCAAAAGACACCGCACCAGGCGAAAGCCCGTTCTAAGGAGTTCACCATGACAGCCCAGGAAACACACCCCGGCCTGCTGGCCATTGATCAGCAAGCTAAATTTGTGGTGCGACGCAACCGTGCAAAGGAGCTCCGCGAGCAAGCTGCAAGCCTGCGCCGCGAAGCAAAGGCCGCCAAGCTGAGCGTGGATGCAGCCGAGCTGCGACGGAATGCTAAACCGCTGACCGAAGAGGCCTACGGCCTGGAACTCGAAGCCAAGGCCCACAAGAAAAAGGTGGTGGAGCACACTGCGGCTGCCACGGAATTGCTCAACAAGCGAATGCCCCCCGAGTTCGCTACCTGGGGAATTATGAAAACGCGCGCCTACACAAAGGTGCTTGGCGTGCTGGTGGCTCAAGACAAGCGCGTTCACCCAAATTTGCCACTGGCTACCCAAGCCATTCAGCTACTGCTGACGCACAACACCTGGGAAGACGACTTGCTGCCCCAACTGGCGGCCATCACCACCGTGCCGCGAGAGCTTCCCAGCGCCAGCCACTGAACATCTATTCATAGATTTGCATGATCTGGGCCCCGTGCCCAAATCAATGAATCAAATGCCCGCCACTGCGCGGGCTTTGTCATTTCTGGAGCCCTATGCTTACCCCTCAATTTGTGCTGCCCGTCCACACTGAGCTGGTCGTGGATCTGTTTGCCGGCGGCGGTGGAGCCTCCACCGGTATCGAGCAGGCCATTGGCCGCCATGTCGATATTGCCGTCAACCACGACCCCGAAGCTGTCAGTCTGCACACGGCCAACCATCCGCAAACGCGCCACTTCTGCAGCGATGTGTTTGAGGTGGACCCGCTGGCAGTCACAGACGGACAGCCGGTCGGCCTGCTCTGGGCCAGCCCGGATTGCAAGCACTTCAGCAAAGCCAAGGGCGGCAAGCCGGTCAGCAAAAAGATTCGCGGCCTGGCCTGGGTCGTGATCAAGTGGGCCAAGCTGACCCGTCCCCGAGTCATCTGCCTGGAGAACGTCGAGGAGTTCCAGACCTGGGGGCCTCTTGGCGTGGATTCGCGGCCGTGCCCCGAGCGCAAGGGTCAGACCTTCCAGCGCTGGGTGAGCCAGCTACGCAACCTGGGCTACAAGGTCGAATGGAAGGAGCTGCGCGCCTGCGACTTCGGGGCGCCGACCATCCGCAAGCGTCTATTCCTGGTGGCCCGCCGCGATGGTCTGCCCATCACCTGGCCGCGGCCGACCCACGCCCAGCCCGACGAGAGCGGCAAGGTTCTCAAGGGATTCAAGCCATGGCGCACCGCAGCGGATTGCATCGACTGGAGCATTGCCGCGCCGTCCATCTTCGAGCGCGAGCGCCCGCTGGCTGACGCCACTTGCCGGCGCATTGCCAAGGGCATCGACCGCTATGTGGTGAAGACTGCAAAGCCGTACATCGTGTCCCTGACACACCAGGGCGGCGACCGCACAGAATCGCTGGGCGAGCCATTCAAGACGATCACCGGAGCCAATCGAGGCGAGAAAGCCCTGGCCGTGCCGACACTGGTGCAAACCGGCTATGGAGAGCGCGCCGGCCAGGCGCCGCGCGTGCCCGGCCTGGACAAGCCGCTGGGCACCGTGGTGGGTAGCCCCAAGCATGCCCTGGTGCAGGCCTTCCTGGCAAAGCACTACACGGGCGTGGTCGGCACCGAGTTGGATCACCCCACTGGCACAGTCACCACCAGCGATCACCACAGCTTGGTAACTGCTCACTTAACCAAGTTCCGCGTGGGCAGTGTCGGCTCAGCCGCAGACGAGCCTCTGCATACCGTGACCGCCGGCGGCACGCCTGCCCGACCCAGCACTGGCAACACCATGGGTCTGGTCACAGCCAACCTGGTGCACCTGGGCCACGGCGAGGGCAAGGACGGGACAAAGCGATTCAGCCACGGCATCCGCGATGTGGTCGCACCGCTCAACACCGTCACCGCCCAGGGGGCGACCGCAGGTCTGGTCACCAGCCACATGGTCAAGCTGCGCAACAACCAGTTCGGCCAGTCGCATGAGGAGCCATTCCCGACGCTGACAGCGGGCGGCGGCCACGCGGGCGAAGTCCGGGCCTTCCTGGTGAAGTACTACAGCGATGGCGGCCAGGACGCGAGCTGCGCAGATCCCATGCACACGATCCCCACCAAGGACCGCATGGGCCTGGTCATGGTCCATGGCGAGCCCTATGCCATCGTGGACATTGGCCTGCGCATGCTCACCCCGCGCGAGCTCTACCGCGCCCAGGGCTTCCCCGAGAGCTACATCATCGACCGCGGCGCGGCCGGCGAGGCCATCACCAAGACGGCCCAGGTCCGCATGTGCGGTAACAGCGTTTGCCCGCCCCTCTCGCGCGCCATCGTGGCCGCGAACTACAGCGAAGCAGGCCAGCTCCGAAAAGTTGCCTGACCACCAACACCCCAGCCCGCAGCCGCGGGCTTTTCTCATTCTGGGAGCCACCCTTATGGGCACACCTAAGCCATTCGCAAAGCTTTTCGAGCACCCCGCCTTGGGCCAGTTGCTGGTGCAGCGCAGCACCAACGATGACGACAGGCCAGGCCTGCGCATCACCTTCGACCCGGGAATTGACGAGTTGCAGCCCTGCGACATCTTCCTGTCAGTTGGCGGGGTCGATGACGAAACCGCAGAGCGCGCCGCTGATGAGTTGTTCGCCCGCTTCGACGAGGAAATGGCCATCGCATCCGTCCAAAAGCAGGTTGACCAACTCAAGCAGATGTACAGCAACCGCCACTAAGGGAGCCACCAAGATGACAGATAAGAACCCACTCGCGCACTACAGTGGCGTATTGTCACAGGCCGTGCAGGAGAGCGCGACAGCCAATGTGCCAGCCTCCGGAGCAGCTGCACTCAGCGCATACCTGCAAGACTGCGAGCAGCATTCGATTGTTCCGGATGTCGGCGGCGCGTTTGCCTCGGCATTCGCAGCTGGCTTCAACTTGGCCACGTCCCAGGCAGCCCCTGCACAGACAGCACAGCAAGCGCCTGCCGAGGGATTTGAACTCTGGTGGGAAGACCACATGCCAAAAGCTGGGCAGTCGGAGGCATGGGCCGCATGGGTAGAGCTTCACAAGGCAGCGCCCGCAGCCGTGGCAGTGCCTGATGAGCGCGAGGCATTTGAGCGATCGTATGCAGCTCACGCAATCGAATATGCAGGCCTCGATGACACGTTGGAAGCCGTTCAGCTGCGACTTGAAGAAAACCGGCGCGATAAAGACCGCTATGAGCATCTGCATGATTCAGGCGCATGGGTTGGCTGGAGGCTTGCCCGCGCCGCGCTTGCCGCCACCCCAGCCGCCGTGGAGGCACCTGCCACCGAGCGAATGATGCAGCTGGTAGATGCTTGGTTCAGCCAGATGAAATCGGGCAATGTGATTTCCCAAGGCATGGCGCGACAGAGGATTGTCATGTTTGTCGACACGCTTGCCGCCACCCCGGCAGCCGCGCCAGTTGCCCATAGGGTGCTTCGTAAAAATACGATCACTGGTGAATGGACCGCTGATGGCCGGTATTGGGACGATGGAGCGCCCGCAGCCGAATTGGTTGCTGAGACAGCCAAGATGGATGGCCAATGGCGGGTTGAATGCGCGTATGCCACCCCGGCAGCCGCTGCGCCAGTGGTGCTGCCTGAGACTGATGTCATCATCAATGAAGTGATGGATCTGGTGGAGCGCTATGCAGATGCTGTTGCGTCAGATATGGAACTTCAATATGAGGCCTTGGAAATATCCATCAAATCCAAGCTGCGCGCCCTGCTGGCCGGAGTATCTGCACCGGCTGCGCTGGCGGTGGAGCCTGTTTACACATGGACAGGCACCGAAGCAGACGACGCAATGATTCTGCTGGGCCGCATGGATGACAGCCTAGACCGTGAACGCATCGACCAGCTTGAGCAGATCGTTCCGCGACTGGGTGCACGCATCAATGCACTGACAGCCGAACTTGCGGCACCCCAGGCGCAGGCAGACGCGCGGGATGCGGAGCGCTATCGCTATCTCACGCAGCAATTGGGTGATTACTGCATTACGGACGCCATGGAAAACACTTCTGGCGTTTACAAAGCAGGCGCGGCTGACTCGGTGATTGACGCCGCCATCGCCGCCCAGACAGCCCAGCAGGGAGGTGCCTGAGTGATTCATTACCACGGCCTGCCCATCACGCCAGAGACAGCAGCAGCCCAGGTATTGCAAGCAGGCCATGGCTTTGTGAGCTTCTCCGAGCCACGAAATCTGGCTCTTGCCATTTCTGTATGCCAGTCGTTTGCTATTGATAACGGAGCATTCACAGCATGGAAGCAAGGCCAGCCTGTCTCAGACTGGAGCGACTTCTATGGATGGGCCGCCGATGCACAGATGGTGCCAGCCTGCGACTTCGCTGTGGTGCCTGACGTTATCGATGGCAGCGAAGCAGACAACGATGCACTGCTGACAGATTGGCCGCTTGGCCGGTTCTTTGGCGCTCCTGTTTGGCACATGCATGAAAGCCTTGATCGGCTGGAACGCATGGCCAGCGACTGGCCCCGCCTGTGCATCGGCAGCTCAGGTGAGTTCGCCACTGTCGGAAGCGCTGCATGGTGGGGCCGCATTGCACAGGCTATGGCCGTGGTCTGCGACGACCAGGGCCGCCCTGGCGTTCGAATGCACGGGCTGCGCATGCTGAACCCAGAGGTGTTCAGTCGCTTGCCATTCGCCAGCGCGGACAGCACGAACATCGGCCGAAACATCGGAATCGACCAGGCTTGGCGCGGCACTTACACCCCGCCGACCAAAGAAGCTCGAGCAGCCGTCATGCGCGCTCGCATCGAATCTCAGAACGCTCCTGCGACCTGGGCACCCTTACCGGCAGAGCCGGAAGTAGAACAAGGAATGCTGCTTTGAACACCTACCGCTACACATTCGTGGCTGCTTGCCCAGCCAATGGCGAGCAGATCGTCTACAGCCTGGCTCTACAGCACAAGGACAAGGTGCTGGTGGAGCACATCAAGATCGCGTGCGCCCTTCATCGCCAGGGCTACCAAGAGGACATTGCTGCAGATCTGCATGCGCGCTTTGGCGGCGCTCTGACGCTGCGCGCCATGCATCACGGTGTCGAGATTGAAACTGTGCTGGCAGCCCAGCAGACACAAGGGGCCGAGTGATGGGGCGAAAGTACAAGCGCCTTCCAAGGCGCAAAGCTGGGCACACGCCATGGATAGATAGGACCTTGCCGCCTGTTCGCCATGGTGAGTATGAATGCATTGTCTGGTTTACGAGTAGCGCCCCGTCTTTCATCAAGAAGCTGTTTTGGGATAGTCGTGGATTCATCACGCCTTTCCCTATGGTGGTGGACTACTGGCGCGGACTGACAGAAGCAGGATTCAAGCGCGCTCAGGCGCAGAAAGGCCAAGCATGACATCCGAGCGCCCAGTTGGCTCGACCCCAACGCATTACCTCGTGGACGAGCACTACCAGCCTCAGCCCGATCTGCGGGCACTGGCTGCAGCTGCTGACAAGGGAGGCGAGCACATCTACACCCACTGGCGTGACAGCAACTCGGCCAAGGCCAATGAGGCCTGGTGCCAAGCGGCCAGCCCTGAGCTGGTCATTGGGCTGCTGGATCGCATCGCAGAGCTGGAGACCCAGCAGAAGCGCAAGCCACTGAAAGTTGCCGCACTGGACACTCGCCCGGTAATCGGCGATGACGAGTTGGCCAAGGCTTTCGCTGGCACGAATTTTGGCAGCGCGGATCACCGCCAAGAACTGCATGTTGCAGTTCTGAAGAAGGCATCCGGCTACCACTGCGGTCACACCATCACAACCATCATGCGAGAACTGCGCCTCATCGGCGTTCACGGGCTGCCCACAAAGAAGGGGCGCAGGCTGATAAGCCTCGCATTCCACGCACTGATGGTGGGTGGACCATGAGCAAGCGAGCCCGTGACCGAGGCGACAAGCGCGACAGATGGCGCGAACCTATCAACCACCCCGAGCCCCGCCACTGAGCGGGGTTCTGCTTTTTGGGAGACCTCATGGCAACCAGCGCCAGCACCGTGGGCCTGCCAGAAGACAAGGCCTACATAGCCCACCACTTCAACTGCCCTACCTGCTGCGCTGCCGGCTTATCCGGAGGGCAGCAGGAGCGGTGCACCGACGGTCTTCCGCTTTGGGATGCCTATATCCAGGCTGCCCGCCTTCTGCTCGAACCTTTGAAACCTAACCGCCGGCCCGCAAGGGCCATTTTTAATGGAGGCCGCCATGGAGCAAACTGGTGAATTCCTGTTGCCACAAGAAATAAAGCGCATGGCATCAGCTGGAAAGCTGGACCAGCAAGAGGCATTCCTGAAGAAAGAGGGAATCCCTCATAAACGCCTCGGCAGGCGTATTCTTGTTTCCCGCGCTCATGCCAGGGCGTGGCTGACTGGAGTGGTTTTCACGCCTTCGCGCGGGATTAACTTAGGAGCTGTCCGATGACTGGGGCCTATCCACGACTGCGCACCAGGACGCGCCGCCGCAAAAGCGGCAAGGTCGTGGTGTATTACTTCTATGACGCATCGACAGAAGGAAACGGGGAAATTCCCCTTGGCACCGACTTCGATAAAGCAATCGCTCAATGGAAAGACATTACGGAGAACGGCACTCACAGTGCGCGCATCACCGGCACGCTGGAGGAGGCATTCGCCGGCTGGGAATCAAAGGTGCTCCCTACCTACAAGAGCGAAGAGACGAAAAAAGGCTACGCCAAGAACCTCAGGATGATGCGCCCTGTCTTTGCTGATGCCACCTGGGACCAGGTGAGCTTGCCGGTAATCAAGGGCTACCTGACGAAGCGTACGGCAAAAACCCAGGGCAACCGGGAGATGTCCCTGCTCTCGCTCATCTGGAACTGGGCGCGCGGTGAAGGCCTGACCTCACTGCCCTGGCCGGCGGCCGGGATGGAGCGTAGCAAGTGGAAGAACAAGGAAAAGGCACGAAAGATCAAGGTTCGGGACGATGTGTTCGCGGCGATTTACGCCGAGGCAGCTCAGCACATCAAGGATTGCATGGATCTTGGATCCGCCACGGGCATGCGCCTTACGGACTGCATCACCGTTCTGATGCCTCGCGGTAACCTGCTCACGCTGGAGGCCAGCAAGACCGGCAAGGAGGCGGAGTGGGACTTGAACCTGTCGACAGTACTCCCCGACCTGGTGCGCAGGCGCAAAGCCCTTGGAGCCGATCACCTGATGCTGCTCTCCACGGCGGACGGTCAGCCAGTGTCATCCCAAGCGCTTCGCTATGGATGGGACAAAGCCCGGGGCGCGGCCGCGGAGAAGGCCAGCGAGCGCGGTGAGGCCGAGTTGGCCGAGGCAATCAGGAAGCTCTATCTGAGGGACATGCGCAAGCGCGCCGCCCAGAAAGCGGGCAGCCTGGAAGAGGCATCCAAGCTGCTGCAGCACAGCGACGAGCGCCTGACAGAACGCCATTACGGCGGCGTCCGGAGGCTGAAACCAGTGGGCTAAAAGTGTTCCGGTTTTGCCTCCTCTGCCTATAGAGAAGTGCTCCAAAAAATCCGGAACACATCGGCCCGCAGGCCGCATGAATCCTCAATTCTTCGCGGGACTCAAAATCCCCCGCCGCAAGGCGTGCCGGTTCGATTCCGGCCCCGGGCACCACATACTAAAAGCCGTTAAGTCTCAAGGAATTAGCGTCTTTTTATTTTTACCGGCTCGGCTCCTTTTCCCCCTGTGGCGATCGTGGTTGATTAATTGGCCATTCGTGAAAATGACTGCAGGCTCATGACGCAATTCGAGGCCAATTCGCCAAGCCTCGCGCCAGCAAGTTAGTGAGCGCAAGCCACGGCAGCGCCTTGACTGCTCAATGCCCAGCACCTCGAGGAATCACACGGCGCCTGCCTTGCTCTGGTTGTGGACAGGCCCTGCACCGAGCTGATGCACGACATCCGATCCGCGAGCCTGCGCATGATTTCTGCCAGTTCAGAAGATGACGCGATGCCAAAGTCACCAGCAGCCAAGAGCCAGGAAAGCCCCCCGCCCAGTCTGTGCACGATAGATGCGGCTTCCCAGCCAGCCGCACCAAGGAACCTGATGAAGCGGAAGATCTGCCGGATCATGGCAATGCGAACACCGATTGCGTGGCCGGCACCGGACGAAAACCTTCAGACAAAAGCGACTGAAATCTGGCGATCCGGCATTGCACTATCAAAAAATAGCAAGCCCAATATTTCAATACCGATTTTTTTCTAATTATTCCTGTAAGAAAAATTCGCTTTCATGAATAAAAAAACATGCGGTCAAGAATATCTAAATGATACCTTTCAATACCGCATATCTGACAGCCTGCGCCCGGGTTCTAACCTGCATTTTTCGGTAAATATTCTTCACATGCGTTGATACAGTCAAAGTGCTTATTTTCAAGTAGGACCCAATCTCGTGTGTCCTTTTTCCTTGAGCGATCAATCGCAAAACCTCTTTTTCTCTGTCAGTCAATGGCTCATAGTTTTTATATTCAAGAGGATTTTCTTCAGGAATGGAGGTTTGAAATATCTTTGGAAGAATTTTCTTCGCAACTATTGGAGATATGGAGGCCCCACCATTGGCCACTTCCAGCACGGCCTGCGAATAACTTCCAAACCATGAGTTCTTCAGCAAATATCCCACAACACCTTTTTTAAAAGCGTCCATGGCGACATCGTCTTTTTCACTGGAAGATATTGCAATGCTCAACACACCGGGCATTCTTAATTGAACCCAATCCAGTAAATCAGCCCCCTGTCCTTCGCTGAGAGAGAGATCAATGAGGAGCACATCGAACTCCTGCGCAAAGATACTCTTGCGTGCCTCTCGATAGCTAGAAGCTTGCCCTACCAGGATGGTCCGAGGATCACGCATGAGCTCCTGCGAGATCACATTCCGGATGTGGCTGTCCTCGTCGACCAGAAAAACCCGTACGGGCTGGCTCTTCTGGCCCTTCATGTCAGATGGCCACATATGCCCCAGGACAGAGGACGTGACTTCGGTGCCGCCTGCATCAAAGCGTGGCCCCTTGGATGAGTCAGAGAGGTACATGTGACACCCTATCTGGTGTAAAGGAAAGTTAAAAAATTTCCAGAAAAATAAAATTTCATCCCGTAAAAATCCATTGAAATCCCATAAAGAAAAATTAAGTTTATTTTCTTACAATTTTTCACCTGATAATTGGGTATTAATTCCAACACACCGATAGAAATTAGATAGAAACCCTTTGATTCTGAAACACAAGAGATAATATAAAAATGAAATAAAGATTACTTTTTTTAACACTGTAAGAATTTATCGCCAAATACTATGTTTTTAATAGCAATGATTGCAATATCCACATAGATATGCTCATTTCTTTCAAATGAAATTCTTCCTTGAAAAATACCTTCAAAAAGGGTATTACCGTTTACACATCGTTTTCTGAAACTGCTTCCAACCGAAAGCATGTTTTGGAAAGTAACTAAAAACTCCAAAACATGATGACGGTTAACACTGGCCTTTGCTTAATACCAAGCAATGGTCTTTCGCTCACACACTCTCAGTTTTCTGAGAACTCGCTATTCAAAGGAACGATCATGAAAAAGTCTCTGATTGCCATGGCGGTTATTGCGTTGGCTGGTGTTGCATCTGCTGCAGTGAGCAGCTCAAGCATTGCTGCGACTAACACGACGTCAAGTGCATCGTCTGCGACGCTGTCGGGTGCAGCCAGCTCGGGCAACGGAAGTGCGCTGAGCATGAATAGCGCCACCTCCGGCGCAACCTCGAATGCAAACGCTGCTGGCGGCGCTATCGGCGCAGGCAATTTTGGCGTCGGTGGGGCAGCTGTCGATGGTAGCGCAACTACCTTCGGCAACGTCAAGAGCCTTTCCGCAACCACCGGCAACGGTGTTGCAGGCGGCGTGGCTGCAACCAATGCCAATGCAGGCTCGGGTGCTGCAGCTGGCTACAGCGCCGGCCCGGTGAGCGGCACAGCCTTCGGTGGAGCTTCTTCGCAGACCGCGAATGTCGCTGCAACTGGCGCCGGCCCTGGCGGCGGTCTGGCTTATATCAACAACAACGCGGGCACCACATCTGGCTACAACGCCACATCGGGAGCCGTTTCCTCACCTTGGGGCGCTCTGACCAATACGACCTCGAACGCGGGCTCTGTGGGTACCGTCCATCAGAACGCCGGGGCATGGGGTAATGCCGGCTACCTCTCCAACGGTGGTGGCACTTCCGGCACTGCTGGTGCAGGCTCTACCGCCAACGCCAACTAAGGCAGCTGTTCCAAGATAGTCGTGATTGTCCCGGGCCTGGCCAGCCAGGCTCGGGCGACATAGGAGCCAAGCATGAAACTCTCAATAGCTCTGTTAAGTCTTTGCGTTCCTTTGTGCAGCTATGCGCAAAGTGCCGACAGCAGCGCGCAAAGCTCCTCCAGCTCCTCATCCGTGGGGGCCCAGCAAAATCAGTCGGTCACCATTGTCAATCCGGTTGCGGCTCCTGCGGAGAGTCGGTCGGTGTCCACAATGGACAGCAGGTCCACCTCGACTTCCGATCAGAACATTACAACGAACGGAACGACAACCCAGAATCTGAACAGCACGGTGTCCGGGACTTCCAAGAACATCGTGGAGTACACGGGCACCTACACCATGAAGAACGTTCCCAGCGTGAACGGCCCCAACCTCACGACCAGCAACGACACCTGCATGGGCAGCAGCAGCGGC